ATCCCACATTTCACCACATCTTACCACTACACAAATATTTGACATATCCAAACAAACACACTGTTTTTTGTCAATAATATTGTATTTTTTTTGTTCATAAATAGTAGGCAAATTATTTGTATAATAGGAAAATATTTTGTATATTTGAGGGGGGGAAGTTTTTTTTAGAAATTATCGCTCTGTGTGTGATAGTGATTAATCACTTGTATATATAAAAAAGAAAAAGGGGGAATAAATCCCCCCATTTCACACCATGAAAAATAATTAATTTAAATCTTTCAATTTTATTGTTTTGTTCTTTATTCTTCGCTCAATTTCCTTTCTATTTAGACCTAGAAATTTATATAGATATTTGCTAGTTGTTCGGCTATAGTTTAAGGCTCCTTTGTCTAATATTATTTTAGCTCCATAATAATCAGATTTACAAATAATAGTTTCGTAGCTTTGAAAATAGTAGGAGTCTTTTATTTTTATTATAAATTGATTAGGCACAAAATTTCCGTTTGGGCTTGTCATGTTGTGTACTTTTAATTTCATAGTTTTTGTGTTTGATTAATATAATACTAATATACAAAAATTTTGCATACTAACAAAATATATATAGTTTTTTTTGTGATTTTGTTCGCTCTGTGTGTGATAGTGTTGGTAAAATGTCTGCCCTGTGGTCGCTCTGTGTGTGATAGTGATAATAATATAATTATAAATAAAAAAAGAAAGGGGACCGAAGTCCCCCCTCATTACATTTCATTCTCTCTGTCCATAGCGTTTTGTTCATTTTCAACTACTTTAATAGCGTGGTTCATGGCTTTAGTGTATAAGTCATAGTCCTCATTAAAAACATAGTCAATAAAAGTTTCAAACTTTAAGAACTCGAGATGGTCTGAATCACTTCTCATAGTTATTAATATTAAATTAAGGGAGCGTTAAAGGTCGCTCCCGTTTACCTGGTTTTCATAGTATAAAAATTAAAGGGGGAAATAAATTATGGCTGTTTAGGGCTTTCAACCTAAGGTCTTTTTTACTTATAATACCATATTATATATTATCTCCCCCAAGATTAAACATAACTAAAAATTACTCTCCCAATGTTTTACTTTCTCCACTAGTAGTGGTAAAAGTAGGATTTGGTTTTTTTGATTGAGTAGGACAATACTTTTCTTTAAACTCTAATATCTGCTTATGAACACTTCTGCAATCATCAGATACTCTTGAGTCTAAATTAATATACTGGTCTGCATCATAAAGGTCAAGATTGGAAACAGCGTCCCAAACAGCGTCCTTAACATATTCTTCTAGTCTACCGCTATCGCACTCAAACATATAATCAGGGTCATCAGCATTACGCCTGATGTCCTTTAATTGAGTTTGAATATCATCAATAAAATTATTGAACTCTTCTTTACGAATAACAACATGGTTATCTACTCGTACAAAATCTTTTATCATTTTAGTTATTTTACTTATTAAATTTTTCATAGTTATAAATTTTAAAATTAAACTTTAGTTAGTAAAGTGTCCATCTCATTCTGTCAAACCTCTCACCGAAGAGAGCGTTGTAGGACTAATATCAGTATGTCAAATAGTTACTTTCGTAACATACTTAAAGATACAAAATATTTTACATATAAAAAAATATTACACACTTATATATGTAATTATTTTATATACTTTATTAACAATAAAATGTTGATAACTACGCACACGATAAATATTATTTTTAGTACATAATGATTTTGATATTTGATATTTTGATTTTGTATAATGATAGTGTTTGGAATAAAACGGAGTTTGGTTTCGATTCTATAAAGTCTACAGTACGGGGGTGGGGTTGAGATATTCAATTTGGGTAGGGGGGAGGGGTGGACCTTATATGTATATTATCCCCAACCTACACATACCTCATACCTAAAAAATATATTGCCGTATTCATTTTTTTTTATATATTTGCATTATGGCTGAAAGAAACTACAAAGAAGAGTATAAGAAATTTCACGCTAGTGCTGGCGCTGTAGCTAAAAGAGCGAAGCTTAATAAGATAAATAGAGAAAAAGGCACCTACGGAAATGGAGATAACAAAGATTGGTCTCACCAAAAAGATGGTGGGGTTATATTGGAGGACTCATCTGTAAATAAAGGTCATAAAGATAATAGCCCAGGGGATAGAAGAGCTAGAGGTGGTAAGGGTGATATGTTTGCTAAAAAAGGGGGTAAGGTTAAGTTAAAGAAAAAAAAGAGAAAGAAGAGAAAATCAACTAAAGGTAAAAAATCACCAGCTTGGCAAAGAAAAGAGGGTAAAAATCCTAGTGGAGGATTAAATAAAAAAGGAGTAGCATCTTATAGAAGAGCTAATCCTGGTTCTAAATTAAAAACGGCTGTTACCACAAAGCCATCTAAATTAAAGAAAGGAAGTAAGGCTGCTAAAAGAAGAAAGTCATTTTGTGCTAGAATGAAAGGTATGAAAAGAAGATTAACTAGCGCAAAAACAGCAAGAGACCCCAACTCAAGAATAAACAAGTCTCTTAGAAAGTGGAATTGTAAGCACGGATGCACGGTTATATTAAGAAAGAAACCTAAAGACTAATGTGTATAAAATCTAAGAAAACAAAGCAGTTAGGGATGAACCCTGGTACTGCTTCCAATAGACTGAAAAAAAAAATATTATTTTCATTTGCTAAAAGATTAGACCTTAACTGGTGTTATCAATGTGGAGCCGAAATAACAGATATTCAAAAATTTACTATAGAGCATAAAAAACCGTGGTTAGACTCTAATGACCCAAAAGATTTGTTTTTTAACCTAGATAATATAGCGTTTTCCCACGCATCTTGTAACTACGCTGCTTCTAGAGCTAGAAAAGGTATGCCTTGTCCATCAGTAACAGCTTATAGAAATGGGTGTCGATGTGATGGCTGTAAAACTAAAAGAAGAGAATATAACGCAAACAAAAAGAAAGTTACTAAGCGATTTTAACAATACCCTTGTCACTATATAAAGTTCCAGTAGCTAAACTCTTGCTACTAAGGGGTAAAGCGCTACCAATAGCGCTAGCTGCTAACATTTCGTTACTAACTATATATCTTCTTAACTCATCTATATCTTCCTGCATTTTTTCCATTTGTAATATTAAAGCACCAAGCTCTGGTTGACCATTCTCTGCCAAATCTACAAAAGTTTGAAGGTGGCCATCGTCATAATTAGCTTGAAGTTTTGCTTTATCACTTCCTGTTTTTCCGTGTATTGTTTCTGAATTTTTGCTTGCTAATGCCATAATTATAATTTTAAGATAATTCTACAGATAATGTTGCTTGACCATATATTAAAATTCTTTGTGAGCTAGAACCCCCAGTTGTCCTCATGTGAAATGCAAAAGAATCTCCAGCTGAAAGACTAGCGTTGCCGCCAGAAAATTCAAACGTTAAATAATACGGTGCGTTTTCAGTATAAGAGCCATCGTTATCAGTAGCGGTTATACTATTCATTGTTATTGTTGCTGAGGTACCATCTGATATAGATGTAAACTTAGAAAAAGCAAAATCAATATCAGCTGAGTTAACAGAACTAGAGCTCCAATAAAAACTAAAACAAAGTTTTTTTAATGTACAAGCAGCAGGTGCTGTATATGAAGCTATTCTTCCTTGGTATTTACTATTACTACTGCTTAAGTCGCTAGGCGATGTACTTGACCCTAATATAGCTAGCGTTGTACTACCAGCGCTATACCAGTTGTCGTCATGAAATAAATAAAATAAATAACTACCAAAGTCTTTTATTTGAATATGGACAAGTTTATTAATATCAGCTAACACAGCTAAGGTACCGCTTGTATCTGGTAGCATACATATTCTAGCTCCAGTTGGGTCGGTAGCTAATAAAACAGTGTTATGAGCATCATCCGTTGAGCCCTCAAATCTAACTCCAGCCCCCGTGTTATCTATAAAAGAAATACCATTTGTATCTATTGTTGCTAGTGTAGCGGTGTCATCTTTAAATGTTACGCTTCCTCCATCGGCATTTAATTCTATATTAGCAGATGAATCTAATGTCATGTCACCAGTAGAATCTAATTCTAATGTTCCACCTGGCGTAAGGGTTAAATTACCAGCAACTGTTAAAGAGTCTCCATCTATATCTAAATCTCCAGCTATAGTCGTTGTTGAAGTAGAACCAAACGCTATGTCTACATCAACTATATTGCTGGTAGCGTTACCTGTACCTTTTAGCGCATTTCTAGCTTGCATTATAGAACCAGTGCTACTACCAACAACAATATGCATTGTTCCAAACTCATCACTAGCAGTAACGCCAGTTTGCTCTACAGATATACCACCATAATACTTATTTGTACCACCATCATTTTCACCTTCCCAAATAACTTGACCCATAGAATCACCTGGAACACCACCTGAACTAGCCCTAGCTTTTTTAAAACTTAATGTAGCTGGTTTTGCTACATCAGACGTTCCTAATAATGTAATTTGCGGTCTAGCTGTAGAGGCAGATTCAATCAGAATGTCGTCTCCATCCCAAGTAAAATTAGCCTCAGCATTCATAGCGTCTGCACCAGTAGCTGTTACAACTCTATTATCTGAACCGTTAGTCATAAAATCTGAAACATCTATAGTAAACTCTGTGCCACCTAAATCAAGACCAGCTCCAGCTGTGTATGTAGTGTTAGTATCCGTCCAAGGAACATTTACTACTGCCTGCTCTGAACTATTAAGTTGTATACCATAAGTTCGACTAGCTGTTGAAGAAACCGAGTTGGCGGCTACACTTTGCTCCGTATCATCTTCTAATTTTATTGTACCTAAAGCGCTAGATGTAGCTTTTACTATAGAAGCTGGAATATCGCTAGTCAAAGCAACAGTTCCTGTTGCATCTGGAAAAGTTATTGTTCTGTTTGCCGTAGGGTCAGTTACAACTAATGATGTTGAAAAATCATTAATAGTTGCTCCCTCCATAATTATGGTTCTTGTTACGTATATATTTCCACTATTACCTATTCTAAATATATCAGCTGTATTTGTCCTAACGTATAAGTCCCCATTTATATTTATTAAACCTATATTTTCTCCAGTAGCATAAGTTGTTGTATCTGTTCTTTTTTTAAATTGAAACATACCCCCAACCGTTCCTCTAACAAAATTAAAAGTACCTCTAACTCTAACTATTATATTATTAGCTCTTCTTGATAAATAACTAAATATAGGAAGTCTGTTAGAGTCTTCTACAACAGTGTAGCCAGCTCTATCGCTTTCATCTCTTTTATGTTTTAGGTAATGTTCAGGCATATAGGGGCAAATATACGAATTTTCTACTTCTTAGCAAAGCGTTCTGAAAATCCTGCCCTAAAAGAACCACCTTCGGTGGTTTCGGATGAACTATCTTCATCTCCAGATAATTGTTTTTCTATTTTGTTTATAGCCATCAGAATCTCTTGCGCATCCATAAAGCATTCTTTTTTAGCCTTCATAGCATTTCTAGCTTTATCGTCTTGTAGCTCAGGGTCAACAGGTTTTTTTACTTCTTCTAAAAGTAAATCAAAGGCCTCGGTTCCTGACCTTATTAATTCTTTTAATTTTTCTTCTACATTTAATTTCGCCATCTTTCTTTAATTTTAATAGTTTAGCGCATTTTTCATAATCTTCTAGTTCTTCAAAGTAATCAATCATACACTCTAGAACATCTATTATAGCTATATCTCCAGCAACGACATTCCATAGGAAATAAGGCGTTTCATTCTCATCTATTAATTCATCAATAGTTTTATTGCCTGTTATAACCTCATAAGAATTGTGCATACAACTGTCAATAATCTCCTCTTGGAACATTGGTTTATGGTATTCTTGGTAATTAAAATATTCTTCCATACTATTCTACTTTAGCTAAAATGTCAGCATTTCTCATTCTCATTAGAGTTTTGCCTTCTATTTTCATATTATACTCAGAGTTTTCAGAAAACATTATTTCGTCTCCTTTTTTTATTCCTTGTTCTTTCATCCAGTCGCTTAAATGCTCTATGTATCCATGTAAAGTTATGTCTTCTTTTTCAGACTTCAAATAAATACCACTCTTTGTTTTTATATCATCATCAGTTTCTGTCTTTTGTTTTACAAAATTCCAGTGATGTAACATTTTTAATTTTCCTTTTCTTACTCTAGCATATATATGTTGCCAGTGTACTTTATATATATTCTTTTTACCTATCCACTCAACCAAATGGTTACTTTTATAATCCTCATCAGTAATCTCCTTGTTGGAAGCGTTAGAAGAACTAGCTGTAATAAGATGATGGAAATATATTTTATCTCCTTTTTTAACATCAAACTCAAGCCCTTTTGGTAAAGAAACAGGTGTTTCGTAAATCACACCATATTGCCTAGCTAACACAAGAGGATTATAAGTTATATTTATTTCTATTTCAACACCATTAATTTCTACAGTGTCTTCATACGGTTTTTCTACTTCTACTAGAAAAAAGTTTTTTGGTATTTGCATGTTATTTTACTTCGTAGTGTTCCCTTTCTTCTATATCATACTCTATAGCTGTGGGTTGGTCAAAAAAACGTTTCCATGGTTTTGAGAACTCAGAACCTTTTTCTTTTATGTAAACGTCATAAACAACCTGTTGGTGTTTATACCAGGCTGGCTCATCTTGAATAATCGCAGTAACGGTTAATCGGCCCCCTAGCATTTCTTGACCTACCCTATAGCTTAATCCTTGTTTTAAATCTCCTATAGTTATTTTTCTTATTATCGGATTTATAGCTTCCATTATTTTTTCTTTTTTTTCGTCTTAAAAATATAATTTACAGAATCATAAGCCTCTAAAATAGATTTATCTATATCTATAGATTCATAATATTCACTTTCGCAATCTCCTTTTATCATAGCTACTTTTAATAAAACTAAATATCCTATTAAATCAGTAACAGTATCTTCTGTTTCATCATTTATACCCACATTTTTTATGCGCATAAGCTTATCATCTATTCTTGCGCAAATAGAGTCTACAGCTGATAATTTGCAGAAAATATTAGAAGGACTAATCGCAGAATCTCCGTAATTTTTATTTTTTTGTATTAGTAATTTTTGTACAGATTTGCACACCTCTTTTATGAGGGACTCGGTTTCTTTCATTATGATTAAATTTAATTAGTTTAATGCTAATATACGTCATTAAAACGTTTATTCAAACATTACCCTACTAATTTTTTCATGATGTAAATAAATATGTCTTGCTGAACCTGATAAACACTGAACACCAACATAAGGTATTAAGTCTATATCATCTGTAAGTACCGCAGAAAGGTCTGTTGTAGCGGCAGCTTTTCTTCCATATACTCGTAATTCTTCATCGTCAGAAACTGCTCTACCTATATTACCAGTAAATGTTATAGTAGTTGCAGTAAGAGAAGCGATGGTTCCTATTAATTGTTGCGAGCTATTTACAACAACATCACCAGCAACAAATTGAGTAGTAGCATCAACACCATCTACAGCAACATTATTTGTTGTTCCTGAACCATACCCACTACCATTATTAATTAACACCCCAGTTTGGAAATGATTATCTACAGTTGTGGTTACACCATCAGTACCCATATATGTTTTTTGAGTTAAACCATATTGAGTTCCGTTTATGTAAACAGCTACTTTACGGTTTGCATCAATAGATATTTTTAACCTATATGTTTGGGTAAGAACTGTTGGAGATATTCCTAAATCAGTTACATACTGTGCATCACCTATACTATAAGCAAAGTGTAAGTTTCCATTAGCATATATCTCTCCTAAATCATCATCGCTAGCTAAAAAGAAATAAGCTTGGTTAGCATCAGTTGCAACTACTGATGTATTGGTTAGTTTTAATCCAGCCCAGAAAGCTGCGTTTGATTTCATGTTTGTTCCAAACGAAACACAACACTCCCATGTAACTTGATTTTCTGTTCCCCATAAAATACCAGACCAAGCAGAATCAGCTTGAGAATCTCTTTTAGTATCTAAATGTGGAGCAACTATAATCTGGTCATTATCTGTTCCTGCTGTAGTTAATTTAACACCCGCATAAGCACCGCCCCAATCACAATTATTACTAGCAGCATTAGTACCAACTAATTCAAAATGCTTATTTGTAGGAACGTAAGAAGCTTCTGTATCTGTATCATCTATAAGGGCGTTAAGGCCAGGTCTTTTATAAAAGTATTCTTCTAGATAATATCTATTAGCTGTTTCTAAATTTCCTTCAACAATTAAATCTGTTGTTACTGTTGTAATATTATTAGTAGTGTCTACAATTATTTTATCTCCTGTTGAGCTAGTAACCACAAAAGCAGTAGTGCTAGAAGATAAACCAAACTTAGCTGTAGCATCATTATTACCTACATGTAAAGTATGAGTAGGTGTAGCCTGGTTTATACCAAAATAAGTAGCTTTAGCATAAATTCTATTACTACTATCTATAATAGACATATAAGAATTGTTTCCACCAGAAGCAGAATCTATATCACCTATAGCTACGTTATATTGAGATGTGGAATTACCGATTTGTAATAAATCGTATCCTGATGAGTTTTCTATAAGAGCAGCAGCACTTACATTACCAACTACATGTAGTGTAGCTCCAGGTTTTTCTTGATTAGATATATTAGCAGATATACTACCTTTTACATCTATGTTTGAGGTTCCTACGTATAAAGAACTTGCTGTACCTGTGCCATCCTCAATGTTTGTTGGGTTTCCTGTAAACCCTGTAGCGTTAGATGTTTTTAATAACATCTTGTATGTACTAGCAACCGTAGCTCCTGTTAATGTACTCATATTATTTTATTTTAAAATTCAAAGGTAAACTCAAGAGTTAATCCTGTTAAAGTATATGTTTTTGTTGCCGTAGCTATACCCATAACATATATTGAAGAAGGTAGGCTTTCACATTCTTCTGCGTTAGTTGTTAAATTACCTGGATTTACAAAAAAGTTTAAACCTCTAACTATATGTAATCGGTTATTAGTATAATCAAGGGTTTCATAAAAAACACCATCTTGACTACTTACAGCAGTTCCAGCTGGACCACCAGATACATCCACAAGTATCGTTCCTAAAGGGTTAGCTGATTCCACGGAAGAATCAGTATCGCTTCCTCCTGTGCTAATAAATTTTACAGCAGCAGACCCCGTAGCCTCACTTTTTGCTTTGTTTGAAAAAAACAATAATTCAATATCTGCGTCAACATCATTAGTATTGTAAACCTTAATTTGTCTTAACATCGATGTTCCATTTTTAGGACAAGCGTTAGGTATTTCTACTGGACTAAAAATTATGTCCCCATCGTCTACAGCCCCACCTGCGCATACTGGTGAAACCCTTACTGTATGAAACTTGCTTTTATATTCTCTCATTTTGTATATTTTTTATTATATAGTATATATTGATTCACAAATATAATGAAATATTTCATATTTATGAAAAGAATTGCTTATATTTGCGTTAATATAATTAAATTTAATTAATTGGAAAAATCTAATTACCTAAAAAATTATAGACCTACTCTGTATTTTTTTAGAGATAGATACGGGTTAAAGGTATCTGAAATAGAGTTTTTGTTCTTTGTGTACGATTTAAAATATTTTACGTATATGTACGTAAATGATAATTATAGGTCGTCAAGAAATTTTGTAGATAGGAATATTCCTAAAATAAAAGATAGGGGTTATATTTACATTTACCAAGAACAATACATGAAAAGAGTTAGAAAGTATGCTATATCCCAAAAAGGAAAAATGTTAGTATCTAGGTTCTATAGAATATTAGAGGGAAAAGAATCTATAAATAAAAATTATTTATGAAAATATTACAAAAATATGCAAACGGAGGTAACGTTGCAACTGAGAAACGTGATAGTGCTGGGGGTAACACAGTCTATAATTTCTTAGATTTATCAAACGACTTAAAAGGAAAGAACGGAAAGAATAGAGTTTACAATAGAGGTGATGGAGCTGGCTTTTCTTCTAACATAGTTTTTCTTGAAAATGAAATCAAATTTAAAAGCGGTAGTCAGTTTAACAACATTTTATCAAACCTTTCCAGGAAAGGTTCAGGTAACGCTTTGATTGGCCCCTCATCTGGTGGGCTGGGCTCTACAAATATTGTTGCTGTTAGAACAAAAACTAATTCTGAGGGTCAAATAGAAATAGTTTCAGTTATTACTGACGCATCATTAAAGGATGGTGCTGGAGATTATCAAAAAGGGGGTTATTATTCAGAAATAACAAACCCTGCTGTAACAGGGAAGCCAATAGAGGTTTTTCAATTTGAAGTACAGAAAGGAGCTAAAGAGGGACTGTCAGACCGAAGAGGGTACAATCAGGTTGATTTAGATAGAACTTTTGGGAGATATGGAAACTATAACCCTAAGACTATAAGCACTGAAATATTTAAAAGTTTATCTAATAAATTAACAGTATTAAACGAAGACCAATGGTACAGTGATGAATTAAAAGATGATTATTCTATTCAAAAGTTAAACTACACAAATTATTTTATGCCAACTTCTAATGAAAAAAGAAACGTTAGTGTAGATAGACCTTTTACAACTGCGGCAAAAATTCCACTAAACAGAAAATTTGATATAAATGACCCAAGAAACATGGATAGGTTTATGAATTATTTAGCTGTAAATCAATTTGGGTATAAATCATCAGTGGATAATAAGTTTTTTAGGCAATATTTTTCTCATAATGATGTAAATCTAAGAAAAATATCTAGAGAAATGCACAATCAGATGAACGGAGGTTTTCAAGGGTTTATTTACAAAAAACAATCATATAAAGATATTCCTAGAGATTATCAATATGCGTTAGACACTATGATAAAACAAATCATTGGGGCTTATGGCGCTTCGGGTGAGCTGCAAGGAATGTTAAATGAAAATGGAGAGTGGAACAGAGAAGTTTTAGATAAGGTTTTTCAAATTAATAATGTAGATGGGGTAAACTACCTTACTTTAAACACAGGTGGATATATGGGGGCAGGAGAAAGTAAGGGTAGGGCTAAAAATACAATTTACAATTTTAAATTAGATGGTAGTGGAGTGGGTGAATATATAAAAGAGTCTTTAAATAATCATATAATAAAGCACAGCCCTATAATGACACAATCTTTATCAAAAGCCAATTCTGGTGAAGGAAATAATTTTACGGCAGAGGGGCCAAATTTAGCTTTTAATATTAAAACAACTAGCCCAGTTGACGGCACACCTGTAATTTCTAGGCATTTTGTAGGAAACTTTAACACTGAATCTGAAGCAGCTATTATAGCAGAAAATTACAACAACAAGCCCCTTGAGGAAAGAATCCGTGAATACAAAAATAATGAAAACAAATATATTTCTGTTGCTGATGTTACTGAAGACACAAATGGCACTGTTGTTAATGTTGTTGATTTTAACTCTGGCTCACAAAAAATTAATCCACTTTCTTACCAAAAGCCAGGTGGATTTAAATATTTTAAACCAACTAATACTATTTTTATTTCTTCTAATGTAGAGCTTAACAAAAGGAAAATGCAAGAAACATTAAAGATAGATAAGATTACAAATTTAGATAGCAAAGTCCAAACTCATGATAATACACTTTTACCTACTATTGGAACTTACGAAAAAGTTGAAAATGGTACGGGTATTGTAACTGAAGAAGAAGTTACGGGTTCAATGGGAGACTGGACTAATGAAGAGTTAGCTGCCACACAGGAAGAATTTCCTTATAATCAAACAGTTTCTAAAGGTAGTTCTTATAATATACAAAAAGGAGATACTCTAACTAAAATAGCTAGAGATAATAACACCACCATTGAAAATATAATGGACTTGAACCCTTTTATAAAGGACCCAAATAAAATATACGCTGGAGATAATATAACTTTAAAGCTAGAAACAAAAGACGGACTTCCTTCTTATCAAAGTGTTACTAAAGAAAATCCTTTTGGGGGTATTCCAGCTGGAACAGAACAAGAAAACAAACAAATATATTTAGATGGTCAGTTGCAAAATTGGGATAGTCAAAATAAAAGATGGTCTCCTGCTACTGAAACAAAAAGAAATAAAGAAAATTTAGTTGATAGCACTTTGAGTCAAAATAATGATAAAAACATTATGTTGGATAATTTAAACCAAAGTGGTAATCAAGTTGTTGAGGAAATTAGCTCAGAGGCTGGTAATGTTTCTGGTGTAACAAATGTTGCTGGAAATATTATGAAAAAATATTTTGAAAATCAAAAGAAAAAACAAGAAGAAAAAGATAATAAAGAAGAGGAAAGTAAAGATTTGGTTAATAATAAAGATAACAAAGAAGAAGAAGAAGAAAGAAAAGTTCCTATGGCTACACAAAAAAGTGCTGGCGTTTATGTTGATGAGCAAGGTGAAAGAATACCTCAAACTCAACTACATAACTATGAGATACAAGAAATGGATGAAGGTGGAGTTGTGAGGCCTATGTTTGCGGCTGGTTATTCTTATACTAAAAAAGAAAAAGAAGAAGAGGAAGGGGAAGATGATGATAAAAAAACAAAAGAATCTGATGACAATGACCCAAGTGTGCCAAAGAAACCAAAATTAACTATAAGGCAAAGAATAGATGAGATGTTAAAAAGAAAGGCTAGAAAACAAAGAACAAAAAAAGAATTAAAAGAATCAGGAGAATGGAAGAATTTAAGTTTTGCTGAAAAAAGATTAACTTTAAAAAAAGCAAAAGAAGAAGGGGACTATAAAAAAGGTGCAATATATAAAAACCCAAACGTAAAATAATTTAAATAATTTAAAATGAAAAAAACTTATAAACCAGAATATTTTTTAGGAGGAATAATAGAAAGGGGTAGAGAAAGAAGAGAGGCTAGAAGTGACTTTAGAGCTGAAAAAAAGAGATTTAGAGAAGATGCTAGAGACGCTAGAAAAGAAGCTAGACGTTCTAAAAAAGATGATATAAAAAAGATTAATCAAGCGAAAAAAGATACTATAGCTGAAATAAGGGGAAATAAAGACTTAACCCCAGCAGAAAGAAGAACAGCTATAAGAGAAGCTAGACAGGGCTCTAGAGAAGATAAAAAGGTGAGAAGAAAAGTTAAGAGAACTGAGATGAAGGGTATTAGGGCCGCTAAGAAACTAGATAAAAAATACGCTAAATCTGACAAGCTTAGAACAATAAAAAATATTGGTGGTATAAGAGGAAAAATAGCGGGTATTAGAGAAAGAAAATTAGACGACAGGCTAAGAGATGGTAGAGGTAGAATTGGAAGATTACAAGATAAAGTTTCTGATAGCTATTATGCAGAAGGATTTGAGGATACAGGGGGATACGCAAGACAAAATGTAGCAGCAAGAGACGAATTACGTAAAGATATAATAGCAGAAAGAGCAGAAAGAAATGACGCAGGAGAACAACAAAGTGATGTAGAGGACAGAAATGAATATGGAAATGTTGCTTCAGAGACTACAGAGATGAACACTGGTAATGAAAATACTGAAGGTAACGAAAATGATGAAGGTGGTGAAAATGAAGAAAATGAAAACAATGAATTTGCTGGAGGAGGTTTTAACATTAAGTATGATGAAGGTGGTATGACTATAAAACTTTTAAAGAAGTTAAAAGGTAAAACTAAAAATGAGAAAAGAAAGAAGTTAATACAGGCTAGGATAGAAAAAAAAGAAGCTAAAAAGAAAATTAGAAGTCAAAAAAAAGCAGGTAAAATAACAAAGGAAGATGCAAAGAAGTTTAAAGAACAAACAAAAACAACGCATGATGAAGAAACAAAATCCATAAAAGAAAAATATAGTGATAACAAACAAATAGAAAAAATGAAAAAAATGAACAAAGGGGGTAATATGACTATCCCAAATTATTTAGTAGGAGGTCAAGTTAAACTTGACAAAAACAAAGATGGTAAAATATCAGGCGCTGATTTTAAAATGATGGATGAGGGAGGGACTGTAAACGATAACGATAACAATAAAGTTAACAATGATACTACATCTTATAAACTAAACAAAAAAGACGCTTCTTTTATAAATTCAATAATTACACAAAAAGAAGCTGGTAAAGGAACTTATACCATAGATGATTTAATGAATGATTTACCAGATAGTTTTAAAAAAGATTCAACGAAATTGGCTGATTTTAAAAATAAAATTAAGAGTTACAATCAATTTTATAAAAGAGAGGGTGGTAGAGTTTACAAACACGGAGGTGAACATAAAAAAGCAGCAGACGGTTTACTTATAATGCTAAAGAAAAAAAGCGACAAGAAAAAGAAAAAGTAATAATGGAAGGTGTTATAGAAGTTAATGGTTTACAATTTAAACTTCCACCAAAACCTAAAAAAAAGGATATTCTTTTTTCTAATCTAAAGAAAAAGGAACAGAAATGGAAGAGGACCGAGGTGCCCGAAACTTTGTATGAAGAAACAGCGGCACAACACGCTTCTTTTATACAGCAAGAGTTTGACAGAAGAAAGAATGGTGTTTGGTTTATGAATAACGGTGAGCCAACTTATATAACTGGAGAACATTATTATTATTTAAACTGGTGTAAACTAGATATAGGATACCCTGAATATAGAGACAGGGATAGAAGATTTTTTATTTTTTGGGAGATATGTAAGCAGGATGATAATTCCTTTGGAATGGTTATGGTTAAACACCGTAGAGAAGGGGCTTCCTATAAGGGGGCCGCTATGTTACTTAATGAAATAACCTCTAGATATAATTCACATGGGGGCATTATAAGTAAAACAGGTGTGGATGCTAAAGCGTTATTTACAGATAAGCTTGTATATATGTTTAGGCAACTACCTTTCTTTTTTCAACCTATTATAGATGGTAGTGACAATCCTAAAAGCACATTAAGTTTTAACGCTCCTGGACAAAAAATATCTAAGAATTTTAAAAAGATAGTAAAGTCAGAAGCTTTAAATAGTAAGGTGGATTGGAGAAATACAAAAGATAACTCTTATGACTCTGTAAAGTTGGTTAGATATTTGTGTGATGAGGGTGGTAAATGGGTAGATGCAAACGTAGAAAAGAACTGGCAGGTAGTTCGTTCTTGTTTAACGTTAGGTGATAAAATTATAGGAAAGTGTTTTATGCCAACTACAGTAAATGAGATGGCTGATTCTGGAGGAGAAAATTTTAAGAATATATGGGATGATAGTGATATAGAAGAGAGAGATGGTAATGGTAGAACTAGGTCTGGTATGTATAGTTATTTTACTCCAGCTTATGATGGGTACGAAGGGTTTATAGATGAGTATGGTATGTCTGTTATAGATACACCAACAAAAGAACAGGCTAAGTTTATAGGAAAAGATATAGGAGCAAAAGAATATCTTCAAAATATTAGAGAGGCTTATAAAGGTAATACAACTAAATTATCTGAAGAGAAAAGACAAAGACCATTTTCAGTAGAGGAGGCTTTTAGAAACGATTCTTTACATAGCCCATTTGATGTTGAGAGAATATATCAACAAATGGATTATAATGAGGTTGCTGAAAACATGACTGTTAAAGGAGATTTTGTTTGGAGTAAAGGTGTTCAAGACACAGAGGTTAAGTGGATACCTAACGCTAAAGGTAAATGGGAAATGGCTTGGTTGCCACCAGATGAAAGAAGAAATAATATAAAAATAAAGGGAACTAGAAAGTTTCCTGGTAATGATATAGAGCTGGTTGCTGGCTGTGACCCTTATGACCATGACACAACAACAGATGGTAGAAGGTCAGATGCAGCTTGCTATGTATATAAAAAATTCACAATGATGGATGATTTTTCAAACGTCTTTGTTTGTGAATATATAGCTAGACCTCCTAAAGCAGAAATGTTTTATGAGGATATGGTAAAAACTTGTATTTATTATGGTTGTTCTATATTAGTAGAAAACAACAAAATAGGTATAATAAAATATTTTGAGAGAAGGGGGTATGGAGAGTATTTAATGGAAAGACCAGAATCTACTCATACAGACTCAAGTAGAAAGCAACAAGCTAAAGGTATACCGAGTACGGGTGTTGCTGTATTGAACGCACAAACAGAAGCTGTGGCTTCTTATGTGTATGATTATGTGGGTTTAAACCCAGAGACAGGAGATATGGGTAGATGTTATTTTAATAGGCTATTAGATGATTGGAGTAGATTTGAGCCAGATAATAGAACAAAATATGATGCTACGGTAGCTTCTAGTTTAGCTTTATTAGCGTCTCAAAAACACGTATTAAAAAAAGAAATAAAAGTTGTACCTTTGACTTTTATAAAAAGATTTAGCAATAGAGGGTTAACATCAAAAAGAATTAAATGAAAATACTAGACAATAACTCTGAGTTCAAAACTATAGGCGGGTATCCTAGCCCATTTGTTTCTAATGAAGAAAAACTAAAACCTGAATATGGTTTACAATATTTTAAGAAAATGTATTCTGATTGGGATAAAAGTAGTCACTACAACTATGCCGATAAAAGAAAAACATATAACATGTGTAGACAATATGCTGAAGGTAATCAAGGTATAGCAAAATATAAAGATTTATTAGATGTACAAGGAGATAGTTCTTATATGAATATAGACTGGACTCCAGTTTCTATTATTCCTAAGTTTGTTGATGTTATATGTGGAGAGATGATTAATCAAGAGTATGAGATTAAAGCTAGTGCTATTGACCCTGTATCTGAAGATAAAAAGCAAAAAGATGAGTCTAGTTATCGTGTTAATATGATGAATAAAGACCACATGAAAAGAGCTGGTGAGATAATGGGTGGTGATTTTTCAGCTAAAGGATTTACTCCTGAAAACGAAGATGAGTTAAATCTTTACATGAATCTTAATTATAAGCAAGCGCATGAAATAGCTTTAGAGCAAGGAATAGAGTTTGTTTTAAATTTAAACGATTTTAAAGAAACTAGAAAAAGAATAATAAGGGACTTAGTTGTAGTTGGTCAAGCTGCATTAAAAACTTACATAGACCCTTCTACTGGTGTTAAAGTAAAATATGTAGACCCAGAAAATTTAATAACTTCTTATACAACTTCTCCAGACTTTAAAGATATAAAGCATGTAGGAGAGATATATTCTGTAACTATAGGTGAATTAAAAAGAATGGCAGGCGACCAGTTTACTGATGAGCAATATGAAGAGATAGCAGAGAGTTATGGTAAAAAGCCTAAAAACACAGAGTTTCAAGGTTTTAGCGCTACAGGAATGTATGGTCAAGAATACGATAGATTCTCAGTGCAAATACTTGACGCAGAGTTTATTACAACTTACGATGTAAATTACGAAAAGAAACAAAATGTTTTTGGTGGTTATTCTGTAAGAAAAAGAAAATCAAACTACGAGCCATCTAAAAAATCTAAAACAAAAAGAGAAAAAGTAAACGGCACAGTTAAGATAGTTTATTCTGGAAAATATATAGTAGGCACAGATTATATATTTGATTATGGTTTAGCTAAAAATATGATGAGGCCTAAATCAAATTTAGCAGAAACAAAGTTGTCTTATATGATATATGCTCCTAATATAAGAGACATGAAAGTAGTTTCATTGTGTCAAAGAATGATTCCTTTTGCGGACCAGATACAATTAGCTCACTTAAAACTACAGCATGTGTTAGCAAAAGCTAGGCCAAAAGGTGCTGCTTTTGAAATAGGAGCTTTAGAAAATGTATCAAAAGGAGATGGAGGAACTTTTACTCCTTTAGAGCTACAAGAGATATATGACCAAACAGGTAATATATATTATAGAAGATTAGATGATGATGGTATGCAGACATCTACTATGCCTATACAAGAATTAGAAAATGGTATAGGTAGAGAGATGATGCAATTAATACAAGTTTACAATCATAACTTACAACTAATTAGAGATGTAACTGGTATAAACGAGGTTAGAGAGGGAGCGAAGCCATCAAGTGAAGCTTTAGTAGGTATACAAAAACTACAATTATTAGCGTCTAATAACGCTACTAGACAAATAAATGAAGGTTATTTAAATATAGTAAAATCTTTAGGAGAGTGTGTTTCTATGAGACTACAAGATATATTTCAATTTAAAAAACCATTAAAAGGATATACTTCTGCATTAGGAGATAATACTATACAAAAAATAAAAAAAGGTAAAGATTTATCTATTTATGATTTTGGTATAACTCTTGAAGTTGCTCCAGATGAACAAGAGAAACAAATACTAGAGCAAAACATTCAGATGTCTATATCTCAAAAAGAGCTTAGAATTGAAGATGCTATTTTAATAAGAGGCCTTAAGAATGTTAAATTAGCTAATCAAATGTTAATTCTTAGAAGAAAGAAATATCAAGAAGAGTTAATGCAACAAGCTCAAAAGAACTCACAAATGCAAGCTCAACAGCAACAACAAGCTACTATGGCTGCTTCACAAGGAAGACAACAAGAGGAGCAAGTTAAGGCTCAATTAGAGCAAGTTAAAATGAAAGCTAAATTACAATCAGAACAAGAATTGTTAAAACTAGAATATAAGTTAAAAGCAGATTTTGAGAAGCAAATGCACCAATTTAAAATGGAGCAAATGTCTTTAGCTAATGAAGGTAAAGTTGATGCTAATGAGGTAATGGGTGAATCTAGACAAAAGTCTATTGAGTCTAGTGCTCAGTTTCAATCAAAAATGATTGAGCAAAGAAAAGGACAAGGTGGTATTATAGGTTCTGGTAGAGATAAAGACTCTATGTATAGTGGAAGAAGGGCGGCTATGGATAAAGGTGAAGAAATGAGGCCACAAATACCTGGTTCTTTTTTAATGGGAGGAGAGCCTGGTGATATGGAAAACATGGATAAAGAAACTCCTATTTCGGGGTAAAATAATTTTATAAAATTTACAGATATATATAAATATTTTATATATTTGCAAAAATAGAAGTTTAATTTAATTTAATTTATTATGGTAAAAGATGATATTGGGGACATCATAACGGAAGGTTTCGGAGGTGAAATCGTTCCTGGTGGTAGTTCAGAAGAGCAAAAGTCCAACGTTGTTGACCTTTCTGCTAACACAGAAAACACAGCTAATGTTGAACAAACCCCCGAACCAGCTCAACAAGAAACTGAACCAGCTATCGAAAAAGAAAGTTCTTTAAATAATGAATCCGCTCAAGAACAAGGGCAACAACCTGAGGAAACAGTTAAATCTGAACCTGAGGCTGAATCAGAGAGTGAGTCTGAAAGTTCGGAAGAACCTACAGAACCAGTTAGTGATGAAGAGTTATTAGAGGTGCTTAACGAGGAGTTTAGTACGGAATTTAAAACTTTATCAGATTTTGATGAGGCACTAGATAACAAAGGAGTTACATTTGCTAGCGAACAGTTAGAAAAAATGAACGAGTTTGTTCAAAAAACAGGTAGAAGTGTTTCTGATTATATCAGAACGCAGGAAGTTGACTATAAAGAAATGGAAGATGCTGTTTTAATGAAGGAATATTTAAAAGTAAATAATCCTGAATTAAACGAAAAAGAAATTGATTTATATTACAACTCTACCTACAAGACGAACAAAGATAAGTTTTCTGAAGATGACGTTGCACTTGGTAAAATTCAACTTAAGAAGGACGTAAAAGCGGCTAGGAAAGAAATGATGGATTTGCAAGAATCTTACAAAATGCCAGTTCCTGATGAAGAAACAGGCATGACTCAAGAGGAAGCAAGTAAATTAAGAAGTGACTGGCTTACTGATATGGACGAACAAGTTGAAGACCTTGATTCTGTGTCTTTCGCAATAAACGATACAGGAGAGCAGTTTGATTTTAAACTAACTTCTGAACATAAGAAGCAAATTAAAAGTCAAAACAGCAATCTTGATAAGTATTTCGATAGATATATTGATGCAGAAACTGGCAACTGGGACTACGATAAACTAAACCTAGATATGTTTATACGAGATAATTTTGATGAAATTATTAGAAGTGTAGCAAATCAATACAGGTCAAAGGGTACCGAACAGGTCATAACTGAAATTAAAAACCCATCCTATAACGTAGAACAAAAGAGGCCAACTGTTGAGAAAAAGTCTATTATGGAACAGATTCAGGATAAAATATTTGGAGAAGACTAATTAAAATAATAATAACTTAAAAATTTAAAAAATGGCAACAGTAAATTTAGCTTCTGGTATGGTCCTTCAGCCTACCTCTGTTATGCAAGCGACTACAGAAAACTACGTTAGTTCGCTTACAGCAACATCAGGTGAGTTACATAAAAGAGACGTATCAGAAAAATTAATTAAAAGATATGGAGACCAAGGTATTACAGGTCTTCTAGAGTTAATGGGGTCAAAAGCTCCAGTTTCTCAAACAAACTTTGAACACTACGAAGAGGCTTTTCGTCATAACGACTTAACAGTTCAAATCGTAGCTTCAGGTGGTAACGCAGGTGCTTCAGCAGGTGGTACAGACGCTATAGATGTGGATGAAATCACTAATACAGACACAAACGACTTTTCAAATCATCACCCATTAAGAGTTGGTGACATCGTTTTGTTTGCTGATGGAGATATGGCATACGTAACAGTAAGAGGTGCTCAAGGCACTGAGACTGCTACAATGATTCCTTTAACTACTTGGGGATATGATAAGGCGGTTAACACTGATTATGTAATTAGTATTATTGGTAACGCTTATCCAGAAAAATCTGGACAACCTGAATCAGTTATGCCTTTATTACACGAATACAAAAACAATGTAATGATTCTTAAAGATTCATTTGAAGTTTCAGGTTCTGAAGCTACAAACGTTGTTTACGTAAAAGTTGATAATGAAAAAATGGGCTCAGGATACCTTTGGTACTTAAAAGGTGAAGCTGATACATACAAAAGATTTTTAGACTACTGTGAGTTACAACTTATCTTAGGTAAGAAAATAACTAACACAACTGCTCTACAAAACTCTTCTGTTTCAGCTACTATTGACGGTGTGTCTCAATCATTAGAAACTCTTAGAACTACAGAAGGTTTATTTGACTTTGTAGAAAATAAGGGACAGTCAATGGATTTAGGTTCATCTTCAATCACTATGGCTGACTTTGATGCGATGGTAAAATCATTAGATAAATATAGAGGTGCAAAAGAATACTGTATATATGCAGGTATTAATTTGTCTCTAGATATTGATGATTTATTAGCTTCTCAAGGTGCTTATGCTGCGGGTGGTGCTAACTATGGTACTTTCCAAAACAGTAAAGATATGGCGTTAAATCTAGGATTTAATTCATTCTCAAGAGGTGGATATACATTCCATAAGAAAACTTATGATTTGTTAAATCACCCTAAGTTAACTGCTATGACAGGTTCTAATTATCCAGGATACGGTATTTGTATTCCTATGGATATGCAGAAAGACGCTAAGAGTGGAGATAAAATTCCTTCATTAAGAATGCGTTATAAAGCTGCTAACGGTTATTCAAGAGAGATGGAACACTGGTTAACAGGTTCTGCGATTCTACAGAATAAAACAGAAACAATGGATAGACTTAAATCTCACTATAGAACTGAGAGAGGTTTTGAAGGGTTTGCTGCGAATCGTTACATGTTAATCAAGAAATCTTAATTATTAACCTTATAAACTTTATATAAAATGGAGAAATATTTTTATTTTAGAAAAGATGCGACAGTCTCAAATGATGATGACCAAGTTGCTGGTTCAAATGCTGTCAAAGTCTCAGACTTGATTAGTATGGAATCTAGTGCTGATGGTGCAATTATTATGAGATTCAACCCAAGAATGAACGCTTTTGCTGCTGGAGGTAATGCTGCTGCAGATGCAGATAACATAACAGATACGTTAACGTTATCTTGTGCTGACTTCACGCAGAGAACAGTAATGGAAAACATTCTTAATGCTATTGCTAAACCAACTATTGCTGGTCATTCAAACTTAATTGTTTTGTTTGATGCTAGAGTTGGTGATGGTATAGATGGCATAACAGATGTTGTTACTGCTGTAGCTGCTGCTCAAGCATAATTCTAATTAACAACTGTCTTGAAATGATATATAGGCAGAATAAAGAACACATTAAGGAGGGGGAGTTTCTCCTCCTCCAAAATGTTTTAATTTTAATTTAATTTAATTTTTAATATAATGACAAAAGAAAAAAATACTACAACAAAGACTGCGGAGCCAATGTCGATAAAGACAGTTGTAAACCCCGTAGCAGATAAGCCGAAAAAAACAAATACTCACGGCATAAAAAATCTTAATATATCTAGAAAAAAAGAATCTAAACCAGCTATGTATCAGTTAATGAAAAATGGTGGTAAGGATAGTAGAGGTAAAATAATATATCCAGTTGTTTATATGGTAAAGGCTGAGGATATTATTTATGACCCAGAAAAAGATATAAATAGAAAAATTAGATATATACCTGGAGAAGTTTCTATATTTGAAGATGAACAAAAAGATGATGCAAAAGTAAAATCTCCAATAACTTTTAGTAATGGGTTTTTAATGGTAGATAAAACCAACCCTACTTTAAGAAAGTATTTAGACATGTGTAATGCTAATTACAGTAACCCTAATAGAAGTAAAAATTCTGGGGCTGCTTTTAAATTACTTAATAGTGAAGAAAAAGCTAAAAAGAACATTGATAAAATGATGGTAGAGCTTGATGCTGTAAGGTCATCTTTAGAAATGCCTCTTGAAAAATTAATTGGTTACGCTAAAGTTTTAGGTGTGAATACAAACAAATCAACTGATGAAATCAGATATGATATGAAGATGTTAGCCCAAAAAGACCCACATGGTTTCATGGGGGGCATGAACGACCCTAAAACAGAGTTAAAAGAAATTTTATTAAAAGCTAATGAATATAGAATTATTAGTTTAGGTAAAGGTAATGTATCATGGATAAAGGGAGACCAGAGACCTGTTATAACTCACGTTCCACTAGGTGTAAAAGCTATTGACCACATGGCTGAATATTGCATGTCTGGCAAGGGTGAATCTGTGTTGGAGCACATAAAACTTCAACTAGAACGCTTAGAGGGATAATCGGTATTACCCTAATAAAAGAGGAGGTTCGTTTGCGACCTCCTTTTTTTTTGTTATATTTGTTTAAAATTAACAATATGACAATAAACGAATTGTATCAATGGGTTCAGTTTATGGCTAACAAAGAGCAAAGGGGTTTTATAAAACCTTCTGAGTTTAATTTATTAGCAGGGCGTGCTCAACTTGATATTATACAGGATAGATACGGGAAGTATACTTTGTCTGGAAACCCAGCTACTGGTGGTTATTCTCAGACTCATTCAGCTATGGATGATATAAGAACTGTTGTAGAAAGAGCTGATTTGTCTTTTTCTTCAGCAAATAATGGTGCTTGGTCTTATCCTTCTGATATGTTATATTTTTTAAAATTAGAATACGAAGGTAATACTGTTGAGATACTAACTCAAGACCAGTTAAGGTCTAGATTAAACAGTGAGTTGTTACCACCTACATTTCAAAGTCCTGTAGCTGCCATGATAGATGATGGTTTTGAAATATTTACGACAGATACTTTAGAGGCTTCTGGAGGTAATGTTAGGTGTACATATATAAAAAACCCAAACACAAACTCTGCTCCTAACTGGACATTTACTGTTGTTAACGGAATGACTGTGTTTGAATCTACATCTCAAACTCAAAATTTATTATTACCAGAACATACTCATAATGAGATAGCTCAAAGAATGTTATCTTATATAGGAATAAACTTAAGAGAAACAGCTGTAAGTCAATACGGAGACGTAAAAACAAAAGATAAAGAAATTTCATAATGGCATCAAAAAAGAAAATAGCAGAACAAATACTTAGAATAGTCCAGGGTGGAAATGTTTCAGACGACTCTACAATAGACATAAGAGAGGTAATGGCTCTAGTAGACCAAGAAAGAGACGCTATTATCAAGAGAGAAATAATGAATAGAATCTATGCAAAAAGCACTACAACTAATACAGCTGAACTAGAAATTACTGGTGACTTTTTAACAAGAGAGGTTTTTCCTGTAATTGACAATTCATTTATTACATTAAAAAGCATGCCTATAAACCTTCCTAATGACATGGGTGTTTATAGAGTAGAGGCTATAAGTAAAAATTACACAAAACAAAAAACAGTAGTTCAAATTTTAACTGGGGTTACTGCTCCAAACACTACTCCTGAGATAGCTATTGTAACTTTTTCAGATGGACCTCAGGTTTTAGATTCTATTTATAATATATCTTTTACTTTTAATGACGGAGACACTGACCATGAAATAAAACTAAAAGTAGATACTCAAAACCAAAACGAGTCTTTATATAACGCTCAAAATATAACATCGGCCATAGCAAGTAGCCCAGATTATAAAGATTTTTTAAAAAGATTTAAATTAAGAAATTATCCTGTAGCAGCTGCTGAAGCAGTTGAAAATCTTGGTTTTAAAGGATTTTATAGTTTTAATTTTAGCAACTTTAAAATAAACGGAAAAGAAAGCGCTGACTCCTCTCATGGTTTTACGTATTCTTTTTCTACTTTAAACTTATTTAGTCAATCTAATATTTCTGACACTCAGCTGCAAATAGAAATAAATGATGTTTTTTATGATTTAAATTATTCAAATGAAGATTATGATGCCGCTTCTGCTCTTCAAGTAGCTAGAAATTTTGTAGATAAATTTTCTCACGAAATAGCTATGAAACATAATATATCTGTAACCTGTGAACCTGGTTCTGACTTAATAGTTTTTGAAGAAATGGAAGATTCTGGTGGCTTTAATATATCTGCAACAAGTCCAGGTGAAATAGACGAAACAACTCCTGGTAGCTCTCAAGTTGCTCCAGATATGTTTGGTAAATTTAAAAAAAGAAGAATATTAACAAGAATACCTAGTGGAGGTCATCACAATAGCCTTTTTCATAAATCTGCTGTTATGAGTGGTAGAGAGTTTTACTACCTAGAAGCGAATAGAATTTATATGTATAAAAACAATCAATTTACTACTGGATTAGAGGTGCATTACATAGCATCATCTAGAGGTATTAATCCTGATGAAGAGTATCCTGTTCCAGCTGATTTAGAAAAAGAAATAATAGTTAATACAGTAAATTTATTTGGTTTAATGAAAAAAGCTAAAGAAGATTTAGTAAATGATAATATAGGATAAAATGACAGAAGCTCAAGTTATAACATTAGACGAAGTAATACAAAGTCTTCTTGTAGAAGAAGGCAAGTCAAGCGAACATGAATATTTAAGATATTTTAATCTTGGATTAAAAGGTTTAAAAGAATTAAATTTTGACACAGTAAGACAAATAAAAGCTGCGGAACTTTCTTTAGACTCAAAAAATACAATTACATTACCTTCTGATTATGTTAAGTATGTAAGAATAGGAGCTCCTGATTCAGATGGTAAAATACAATACTTAGGTTATAAAAAAGATATAAATTTAGTTCCAGGTTCTGTTTCAACAGATAGCTCTTCTGATGACACTACAGACCCCCCTGTATTTCATTATAACGCATACAATGATGGTTTGTGGGGTAGATATGGTCAAGGTGGAGGAAATAATTCTAATGGTTATTATAGAGTAAATTTTGATGCAGGAACTATAGAATTTTCTGATTTAGGTGTTTCTACTATAATATTAGAATATATATCAGATGGTTCTACTGGACTTACTGGTGAGGATATAAGAGTTCATGTATTTGCAGAAGAAGCTTTACGCTCTTATATATATTGGAAATCTATTTATAGAAAAAGAGGAATTAACATGAATGAAAAGCAACTAGCTAAAAGAGAATATTATAATCAAAAAAGATTAGCTAGAGCTAGAATGCAATCATTTAACAAAGATGAGGCTTTACAAACAACTAGAAAGGCGTTTAAACAGTCTCCTAAATTTTAGAAGATGGCTAAGCAAATTAAGAAAAGTTTTACAGGTGGTTTAGACCGAGACACTAGCGAAAGGTTAATGGCTCAAGGAGACTATAGACACGCTCTTAATGTTCGTAACATAAGTTCAGAGTCTAATCAAGTTGGTGTTATAGAAAATGTAAAAGGTAATAAAATACCTGATACAAATTATATTTTTCCTAATCTCAGTCAGTCAGCTAGTCAAGAATTATGGTTTGCTCCAGGATTAGGAATTAATGACACTGTTACACTTTGGGTTATTTTTTCAGATACTATTTACGAAGACACAGCTGACCTTGCTCACACAGATGCAAACGCCAATAATATACCTGATACTTATTATACAGCTGGCGGGGCACCTTATGCAGAAACAAACAACGGAGAGAAAATGTATCCTGTAACAGGAAATAGTTCTACTAGATGGGGTAGAGCAAAAATGTGGGTAGATTTTGTGAATAATTATAAAGCAGATTTATTAACAAATATGTCTATAGAGGTGACGTTTTGGGAAAACTCTGTTGCTGTACAAGAAAATGTTGTAACATATAATGCTGCTACAGATTTATGGGAAATAGAAGATTTTGATGTAAATAATTCAATACATACTTATAGTTGGGGTGGTAATGGCTATGGTGGTAGCAACTTCCCTATTGTAAAATTTAAAAGAGATAATATAACAGGAGAAGATGGATTTTTTTACTCTTATTTAGCTCCTGGAACTTTTGCTCCTGTACCTTTAGGTACCGAAGGAACTAACACAACCGTTTCAACCGCACAATTATCTTCAGATTATCAATCCCCAGATATTAGTATTAATAATTATGATTATGATGTGTCTGCTGGAGGCGGGGAGTTTTCTTTATTTCTTCAAAAGGCAGGAACTTATAATGTTCCTGATTATGGAGATGATTATGATATATTGGTTAATTATAATTGCATAGGTGCTTATGAAGATACGCAACAAGATAAAATATACTATTTTGTTGCTAGTAAAATAGCAAACACAAATGAAAACGCTTATTTGGCTCACATATTAGAATATGATTTACAAACAGACGCTGTTTCGGTAGTATTTAGAGACACAGCTAACGAACAAAGTTATTTTTTTGATTGGGAATTTGAACACAAAATAACCAATATAAATAAAATGGGAGATGTTTTATACTGGACCCATGAGTTATATGGTAACGCAAAAAAATTAAATGAAGAAAGTAAAGATAAAGGAAAAGTGTGGGGAGGTGGAGAGCCTTGTTCTATAAATGTAAAAAAAGCTAAAGCAACGCTAGAAATTTTTGACGGAAATGGCGTCTCTTATTTTCCTCAATCTAAATACTATCCAGCTTGGTTTTATGCACCCTTATCACCTTTTTTAGACCCTCATCCAAACGATTTAATTAGCGCTAGAGAAAGAAAGTTAGAGTTTGTACAGGTTATAAAAAGAATGCCTAAGTACAAGCCTATATATAGGTTTGATACAGATGCAACAAGAGATAAAAACAATGTATTTGGATTCTCATGGCAATTTAAATATAGATACCATTATTGGGATGGAGAGGTTAGTTCTTGGTCTCCTATTAGTGATGTTAACGCATCGTTAAACTTAATGACTAATAGTAATATACAAGACCCTGCAATAATATCTACATCTAATAAAATAAATGTTTTTGTTAGAAACGCATCCCAAATGGTTGAGTTTATAGAAGTTGCTGCCAGAAAATGTAAAGACTTAGGAGAAATACCTTTTGGTAATAGAGGTGAGTTTTTTAGTATAGCAAAAGTAAAAAATAGCGCTGCTAATTGGCAAACAACTTATTCTACAAATGATGCTGCTTGGACAGACGCAATTCTATACACAAAGATAGAATTTTATAATGATAAAATATACACTTATACAGACCCTATAGAGGGAATGAATTTGTTTGATAAAGTTCCTAGAAGAGCAAAAACTCAAACTGTTATTGGAGATAATAGATTAGCTTACGCTAATTATATAGATGGTTTTAATTTACCAGATAACCCTATAATAAAGGTTAATCCTAGGTATCATGAAAACTCACAAATAGAAGAATCTACTATTATAAACAATGAAATAATACTATATCCATTTTGGACAGATTTAAGAGATAGTACAAGTAAAGCGGGAGCTTATTCTTTTAATGATGACCAATATGGTGGTGATTCTAGTGGTTGGAGTAGAGATTTATCAACCGCAGGCACAAGAAGGTGGGTGAATGGTAATAATTATTATAATGGTAATGGTCAATACTTTCCTAGTTTTGATGATGATGCGTTTCTTGAGTATTTTTCTGGACCATCTTCTATAGATAGTAATGGAAATCAAGTTTATTGGTCTCCAGCTCAATACGCAGGTCAAGGACTAGAGAACCCTATATTAACTGGTGGTTTGGAGTATTCTGGAGGAAACTCTAACTCTGTAAGTGACTGGGCTGTTAATGATGATAGTGATTGGGATAGTGGTTACAATTTAGCTACAGTAAGAAAAAATCCAAATTATGTTGGTATACATAATGACGAAAGTAATATGAATTCTTTTGAGGGACCTGGCTTTAATGTTGAAGACGGTGGTAATTGGAAAAGAGGAGTAGATTGGGATACTTCATCTGTAAAAAATCAATATGGAGCAAGTCAAACGGGGCATTTTTATATGTGGAATCCTTTAGCTAGATTTCATACAAGTAATTATGGTCAACCTAGTGGCCCTAGACATGAACAGTCTAGTTATTATTGTGGAACAAATGCTGGTGGCAAAAATGGTTATGCTAGAATAAGATTTAATTTTAATTACGAAAGTTTAGAGCAAGAGTTTGAACCAGGAGCATCAATAGTATTGACTATGAATTTTAAATCATCTGTTTGGTTAGAGGATGATGGTGGTTCTACTGGAGTTTACAATAAAGACCGTTATGAATTAAATGAACTGGGAGACTTTAAAAAAACATGGATAATTAGATGTCCTGAATCTTTAGACAGTATATACGAGCAAATGAAATGGGTAACTCACGTTCTTTCAGATTGGGGAGAGGGAGAAGGAAATATTGGCGGTGGCGGTCCTGGAACAGATAATGACAGTGTAGCTAGTCAAGCTCAAGGTGTTTTTAGAGATGCTACAGGAAATGATGGAGTGGGTTTACCTTTTTGGAATGAATATTCTGATGATGCTAAAAATAATAGTAGCTATAAATCTGTATGGACATGGACAAACAGACCAATGGCTTTACAGTATTCAAAAATACTTACTATGGAACTGTCAGCTGATAATAAAAATAATTTTGAAGACTTAAATTTACATAACAATCCTTCAGATGACGGAGACACAAGGTTAACAACAGATGAAAGAGGTGTGTCTTTAGCTTTTAATGTAGATGCAGATATAGTAAATGGAATGGGAGACCCTGGTGATGGTCACTTAATATCTAATAAAGCTGCAACCATGAAACAAGTATCAAATCAAGTTACTTTAGAATACAAAAAAAGTACAGCTCTTATGCTAGAAGGATTAGCAGACAATGTTTCTCAAACATTTAAAACAGGAGCATACCATGATTTTGGTGTTATATATTATGATTTAGAGGGCAGATGTTCTACTGTAGCTATTGACACAAATAATTCTACTTACGTAAAATTTGTACCTGAAGACAAATCAGAAGAAGAAATAGTTGAAAATGGCGGTATTGGTAATGGCCCAGTATCTATGGAATGGGAGATAAATCATAGGGCTCCAACATGGGCTAGGTTCTTTAGGTGGGCTTATGGTAGAAACTCATCAGTAGATGATTTTATACAGTTTTTAGGTAGAAAACCTTTCTGCGCACCTAGCTCTAGTGATGATACAAGAATATATTTAAGCTTTAATTCTTTTAGGGGTAATGAAGAAAGTTATGTTGAAATTGATGACCCATTAATACAATACCAATTTGTTAAAGGAGACAGAATAAGATTTTTATATAAAAAAGAAGGTGGTGGTTATGTTGTTTATAATAGTTATATAGATTTAAAATTATCAGGCATGAACTATTACGATATTAATATGTCACCTGATGAATGTCCTTTTGTGGCAGACTTAGACCCAAATGGTGCTGATGATGGTTTTTATTTAGAGTTTCATGAAGTTTCTGATGGTGTTGAGGCTGCCGTCATGAGTAAGGCGGCTGTATTATCTGATACTCATATTTATAAAGATGTTATGTTTGAAGTTTATAGACCCAAGAAATCTGTAGACCCAGATAAAACAATATACTATGAGTACGGTCCTTTATATAGAATTGTTCCCAATCTTCATTTACATACAGGAGATATACAAAATCAAGGTTTGGCTAACCTAATAGATAATAACGGAAATTATTATTCGGCAACTGGAGCAAAAGGAAAATTTACATTAGGTGACGTGTGGTATAAACCTAGAATAATGAAAGCTGCTGATGATGGCACTACAGTAATTAATTTTGTAGAAGATTATTTTTTAAATGATTTTTACGAAACAAACCACTTTAGTATAGGTAGAATAAATGTTTACTCTCCTTACGCAAAAGAAAGACATCACATAGCTGGAGTTACTTGGTCAGAAGTATATAATCCAGAAATGAGTTATAATGGACTTAGTACATTTTTACCAGCTACAGTAAATTACAAAACTTATGAAATTACTGATGGCGCTATACAAAAAATTGTAGGTAGAGATACTGATATGATTATGATTCATGAAGACAGGACTCACAGGGTGGCTGTCAATAAAGATATTATGGTTAACGCTTCTGGTCAAGGTAATATGGGTTTATCTAATAATGTTTTAGGTAATGCTTTACCTTTTCCTAATTACTTTGGTATAAGTAAAAATCCTGAGTCATGTGTTAAAGAGGGTAATGTGTTGTACTGGATGGATGTAAAAAGAGGAGCTGTAGTTAAGTTAACAAATGGTATTAAGGTTATATCAGAAATGAAAATGACTGATTACTTTAGAGATAAATCAGTTTTATATAATCCTTATAACCCTGAATACGGATTTTATGATGCAGACCTAGAAATGGGAGAACGTGAAGATAATAAAAAATTTAGATTACTTGGTGCATACAATCCTAAACATTTAGAGTTTATGATTCAGCACCCACAAATATTAGTTTTAGCTGGCTCTTATGGTCAAATATCAACATTGTGGGAGAACTCAACAAATACTTGGAATGCTGATTTATCAGGAGGTGACACAACAACTATTGAAGCAGAAACTGTATCTTGGACAGATAGGGCTAATAGATGGACCGCTTTTTATTCTCACAACAACGCAGATTATTACGGAAAAATAAATAGAACTTTTGTTTCTTGGAGAAAAGGACAAATATATATTCATGACGCAGATGTTAGTAACTATTGTTCTTTTTACCCAGCTGTTGATGGAACTTTAACGATATATAATACAGAGTTAGAGTTTCCTTTTACACAAGGACCATCTTCTGTTAAAACATTTAAGTCTATGTCTATAGAGGGAAATCAGGCTAAAACTTGTTCAACGGCTGGTGTCAATGAAAGCGATAACTCAGCATACGATGTTACGCTCACAACAGAACTCATTGATACACAGATAGATAGAAGGAGTTTTGATGAGAAAGAAAGAATACAATATGCGCAAGTTCCTTTTGGTTCTCCAACAACAGAATCAGGTTTAATTTCTTCTGGCTCAGAATGGATTGGTCTTGGTCAGTGCGCTGTTGCTACAACAAATGTTACTGGAACAAACACTACTTTTGTTTCTATGAATTTAATAACAGCAGGAACCACTCCTGACCCTGTGTATATATTTATAAATGATGTAGCTTATCAACTATGCACATCAGCTGGAACTTTAATAACTGTGTCTTCTGTAACAACACAAACAGCCTTAGTATTAAGTGGTAATCCTGTATCAGGAGATTTTCTTATGTATTTAAATAATGGTACTGTAGTAACTTCTACCCAGGCAGCAAACAGCGTAAAATTATTTGTAAAAAGGTCTGGTATTGCAGAAGGTGATACAGTTAAAGGTACTTTTGCTAAAGCGCATTTAAGTAAAAAAACAAAAGAAAAAGTAGAAATTATTGCAGTCAACTCTATTATAAGCAAGAGTGAGTTGAGTGACAGATAGTTTTGTTTAACAAAATAAAAGAATTATATTTGTAATCATGGGTAAAAATAAAAAAACATACAAACCTAAATTTAATAAAGGGGGACTGCCAGGTCTTTGGGCTAATATACGTGCTAAAAGAAAGAGAGGTGAAGCGCCAGCTAAACCAGGAGATAAAGGATACCCAGATAAAAAGCAGTGGAAAAAGTTAACAGCTGAAAAGGGAGCTATGATAAAACCTAAGGTAAAACCTAAAGCTTATTTTATTGGAGGTATAGTTAGTGGAATTGGTGGATTGATTGCTGGTGGTCAACAAAAAAGAGCTGGGAGAGCCCAAACCGCTGAGGCTGAAGCTATGAGAAAACAATTTGAAGCTGGTGGATATGAGCTTTCAGATTCAGAAAAAAACTTGTTACAAAAGAAATCAAGTGAGCTTCAAAAGCTACAAAGAATGGACTACAAAGATATGGTTGGTGGTTCGTTAGAAGCTAGAGAAGAGCAGAGACAATCTAATATGGCTCAAGCTATGTCTGCTGCTGGTAGAGGTGGTAACGCTGCTACAATGATGCAACAGTTATTAAGACAACAAGAACAAGTAGGAGCTCAAGAGTTTGCTAATCTACAAAAAGCAGAGGCTGGTTTCCAAACTGATGTGTCAGGTAAAGTAATTCAAGAGCAGCAACAAATAGCTCAACAAGAAGCTTCTATGAAACAACAAAAACTTCAAGAGATAATGGCTCAAAAACAAATGGGTCAACAAATGGAATTTGAAGGAAAACAAGCACAGCTTGAAGCTGGAACATCCATGGTTAGTAGTGCTGCTAGCGCTATATTTCCTGGTTTTGGAAAAAAAGGAATGAAGGTAAAAGCGGGTGAGCCAGAGCTTACTCCTGGAGAAGAAAGTCACGAAACCAATCCTATAGACTTATTACAAGGTCAAACTAAAATAGGAGAGATGACAGGGGGTGAGGTTATAATGCCTTCTAAAGATGTAAAAAAAGTAAAAGAATTTATAGATAGTAATAATCAAAAAGCTTTATTATCTTTAATGAAAAAATTATTTACTAAGTGGGAGAGAGAAGCTGGAGAGCATAAAGACAAAAACTTAAAAGCTGGTAAAGGCGCTAAAGTTCCAAAGTCTTTTGATGGAAGTAAAAAACAAACTAAAATAAAATATTAATAATGTCAAAGCAAGCGTTTAACAGTAAGGGCTTTATGTTCTTGTCTCCATACTATGGTAAATCTAAAACTACAGAGATTTTAAATAGAGGATTGGAGTTAGATAAAATTAATGCTGCTAGAAAGAAAAAATTAACTGACGCAAAGGCTCCTAAGCCTAATAACTGGCAACCCTCTAAAAATACTAATAAAGTTCACGCTAAATTCTCAAATGCTTTTAATAATGTAGTTTCCCAAAACTATGACTGGGCGGTATCTCAGGGTCAGCAATTAAACAAAAACCATGAAGACTATAATCCTCAAGCTTATGCTACATGGATGAAAATGAAAAATGAGGAAACTCAATTAGCTAAATTTTTTAATGACCAAATAGCAGAGGTGGATGCTTTTCAAGAACAGTTTTCTGAAACTGATGAAGCAGGTAATCCTGTTTATGACCGTTCATCTTTAGCTTACGCTCCACTTGATGTTACACTTTCTGATTGGGAGCAACAAAAAAGAATGTTTGGAAGTGGAGAATGGGAATCAGATTATTTTAAAGACCAACAAATATTACGTGGTGAGGATGGTTTACCTATACCAATGAATGATGGAACAAATAGATTACAAACAGTAAACGGAACTCCAGTAAAAGGTTATGATGGTTTTGGGGAGGTTATTGAAGATTCAAGAAATGAAAGATTGGTTTATAATATGAGGTGGGATGCTGTTAACAACATGAATCCTAATGATTGGACAACAAACCCAAGTAATGGAGAGATTTTTTACAAAGGAGGTGATTACCATAATAACCCTGATTTTGACTTTGGAGAAACTTTATATAAAAAGAACTTTATGGGTAATCCAACTACAGCTTTTCTTAAAGATATGCCAGCATGGAAAGAGGGTGATGTTCACGCAAAGAGCGGTAGAATAAAAACATCTTTTTTAAAAGACTTTGCTAATCAAGTAAACGCAAGTTTAAATTATAGAACAGAAACTGTAGGAGGAGAGAAACAACAGAATTTTAAAAATACTTTTGCTCCTAAAATGTATAATCATTATGCTAATGAATATTTTAATGAGCAAGGAAATCAAAACCCTAGCGCTGCTACTGTAATGAATATGACCACAAATGCAGATAAAGCTAGATTAGAGCCTAATCAAAAGTGGACAGCGTTTATACAAGCTATGGGATGGGATGAAGATGGAAGTGGTTATGGAGACTATACTTTCCAAAACTATGTTTTATACAAAACAATGGATGAGTATTTAGACCAACTAGGAACCAAGAATCCAATAGACAATGCAAATGAAGCTGAAATGTTTACTAGGTTTTTTAACTTCCCTACAAACAAACTTGGAAACACTTCTTATGGTGTTTATGGTCTGGGTGGTAGAGGTGAAGACTCTGATTACACAGATACTCCTACGCAAGAATATGGATATAATAATATATACAACCACGGTAAAAAAATATCTACTCAGTTTAGTATTCAGCCTAATGAAAACCAAAAACCTAATGTATATATAGAGGGCTTCCCTACTCCTTTTTCTAGAAATGGTCAAAGTTTAATAGCAGATATTGGCGGATTAAATATAACATTAGAGGGCTCTTGGCAAAATATACAAGGAATGGTATTAAGAGAAACAGAAGCTGGAACTGGAAACATGCAGTTTGTACCAGCTGGCTCTGATTATGATAATGATGATACATACGTACCTATGGTTAAAATGTTAGTTAAGAGTGACCAAATTAGCAGACTAATGGAGAAGTATCAAGAAAAAGCTGGAGGTGAAGATGGCATGAGTGATGAAGACGCTGAACTTTATGATGTATTAAAGAAATTACAAGATAGCGGTAATCACGCTACAATATGGGTTCCTTTTTATGATGTGTATGACCGTAAGGCAACAGATATAGGTAGTGACTTCTACAACTCTAAAGGAGGTAGACATGTTAGAAAATTCAATGAGTATTTAGGTGGCCTTTCGGACAATACAGGTGCAGGGTCTGTAAACCTTGAAGACGAAATGTAAATTATAATTAAAATTAAATAAATGCAAGACGATAACGGATATAAAATTTTAGACACTCTCTTAAAAACTAAAAAGGCTAAAGAGAATGACTTATCTATGACTCCAGACCAAATGTATAAATACGCTGAGCCTTATGGTGATGATTACGATGGTCTTCTTAGAGGCTTTGCTAAAGAGTTCTATGATAAAGAATTGACAGATGACTTTGTCAATGGAGTTCTTAAAAGTTTTTACGATGATGGTTACATATCGGTAAAAAAAAAATCCAAAAACCAAGAAAACCAAAATCCACCTATGGATTCTACATCAGGTTTGGACGATGGTGTTTCGGATTCTGGAAACCAGAATAATGAAATAACTGGAGACCCTATACAGGATAGTTATTTTTATGGATTTGAACATAATTTACCATTACAAGATGATGATAATAGTTGGCCTTGGAAAAAAATAGAATATGACCAAGACAGACACATCTCCTTTAACTACGAGAATGGAGACTACTATATAAATGGAAAATTAGCCACAGAAGAAGAGATTACGGGCTTTTCTATAGAAGACTATGAACAAGCTTGGGTAAATAGTTACAATGAAATGTGGCAAGGTGTACCTAAAACTGAGACTCAGTTAATAAGTAAAGATTATGGTATATTTAAAGATATTGATTCAAACACACCAGGTATAAGGATAAATCATCCTGCTCAAATAAAATATTCTATTGATGGAAACTTTGATGTACAAGCTAATACTGGTCAAGCTTACATTAACAACGAAATTGGTCAAGTAAACCAATACACTAAAAACAGCATACCCTCTTTTGATATTATATCTTCTTTAGGTAATGGAGATTCTTATAAACATTTTTATGAAACCAAAACTTATAAAAATGTGTATGATGATAAAATAAAAAGCCATGAAGTAAAAAACCCTTATTATGAAGATGGAAATTACAATATATCCAATCTTGATAATATGATGGGAGACCTGTTTTATTCAAACACTGAGTTTGATAAAAACTTTAAAAGAATAAACGAAATAGTTAAAACTTTAAATGACGATAAAAACAAAAAGTTTTCTGAAAGAAAATATTATGACTACACATCAGAGCCCGCTGGTGGTTTTGATAAAGCTGTAGGTGAAAGAGAGCACACATTATATCAAGGTAGTTTAAATGAAGAAGGGGAAAAATTGTATGAAGAGCTTGTTGGTTATTATCAAGAATTAGAAAATAATATTCTAGATGCAGAGCTTGCTGTACTTATGTCAAAAGAGCAATTTTTTCACAGCTCTAACCCAGGGGGAAACCCATTTGCTGACAATGTAGTATTAGGAGACCCTATTATAAATGACACCTTTATGTCTGGTATAGGTGAAGAAAGTTCTGTAGCAAATGATGTTATGTCTTATTATTTATCTTCCGAGGGAGATAAGTTTAGCCCTGTTGGTAGATTTTTAAAAAATGAGTCTGATAGAAGGGGTTTAAGTAAAACGATGCACTTAGCCGAATATTTAAGTCTTATTAAAAACGATGACCAATTACAGAAATTTTATGATGAGGTTGAGCTGTATATGGATGATAGTGAATTGATGTTTTTGAAAACCGACAGAAAAGGTTGGGGAAAAACAGCAGAAGAAGAGGAGTTTAAGTTGTTTTATTTAAATAGAAAATGGATAAATTCTACAGAAGAAGAAAGGCCTAAAATAGAAAAAGAAATAGAAGAGTTAAGGGCTACTATGGACTGGATAGGCTCAGAGATGTTTGATATTGATGGAAGTAGAATTAATAAACCTGATTACGAAAAAATGCCTGAGTCTGATAAACAAAGGATAGATAAGTTTACATCAGAGTTTAATGCTGTTTACGAAGAAATAGCTGGTAATACAGATAGAACAGAGCTTCTAAGTCTATATCACCAAGTGGCCTCAGAAAAAAGATACTTAAGTAACTTAAAAAATAGCTATAAAGTAACCCTTGATAATGGGGTGTCCATATCAATGGATGAGCTTGTAAATAATATTCGTGAGTGGATGTTAGAGACATCTAAAGAAAGCACTTTTATTAAAGATATTATATCAGCTCCAGCTAATGCTCTTAAGGATATTGCGGTATATTTTTTAGGAGAAGGGGCTAATGCAGAAATTGACAACCTCGAATATACAGATAGAGATAGAAAAAGAATAGCTGATTTATTTGAAAACTACCAAGAACATGAAGAGACTTTAAACACAAGGCTATTGGCTTTAGGTAGATTTTTATTTTTAAACTCAGACCCAGGCACCATAGATGAGGCAAAGAGAGATGGATACTTTAGGGAGAATGCTTTCGGTGAGGGTTTAGTAGAAGGGCTTTTTAATTTAGCGCCATGGAACTGGGAGACCATGGGTCAAGAAAGATATGATTACGAAAGTAGTAGAGATATTTTACAAGACATGATAACCACAGCAGAGGAATTAGGATATGAACTAACGGAAGACCAAAAGAAAGCAGCAGAGCAAAGTATAGCATCTCAGGTTATGTATGGAACAGGTAGCGCCATACCTTTAATTGTAGCTATTTCAGTTGCTACAGGACCGCTTTCTGGATACTTAATAAGAAGTGGTGTTGGGGCTGGCTCTAGAGGTATGTCCTGGGCCCGTTCACGTTTAGGTAGCACATCAACATGGGTTAAAAATGTTGCAAAAGTAGACAGTAATAAAGCGGCTTATTATGTAACACGTAAAGCTATTCAAGACTCTGGTAAAATGGGTCAATTCACATTTAGATTTGCAGAAGAAATTGCTAAAGGTTACATGAGTTTTGAGATGGCTGGAGCTCACGGTGAAATGGGGGCTGGTATCCACGGTGGTACAGTTTTATTTCAATCTATATTTCCTCAAACAAAATTATCTAGAAAGATATTGTGGAGTGATGATTGGAATACATCTTTAAAACCTAAAGATTTAAAATTAGTTCAAAGAGGAGAACAGGTTGGGGTGTATGACTGGATAGATGACGCAGGTAATATAGTAAAATCTTTTAAGCCATCTATAGCAGATATTCCTAAGGCTACTGTGTTTACTGAAAAAGGAATGCAGTTTCTTGCTAACACAACAGGTGGTACTTTTGGTATGTACCTGGGTGAGATTTTTCAACACTGTGCTGATAATGGCATTGATTTAGAAGCTATTGGTAGAGACGTTTTTGGTATAAGTATGGAGGGTGAAGAAGGTAGGGCTATTGAAAAATTACTTGTGACCACATATATGTCTGCTCTTTTTTCTGGATTTCAAGCTGTAAAAACAAATAGTGTATGCGAGAGAGCTTTAGTAAATATGTCTTTAAATCCAAAGGTTCCAGAACAAACTAGAAATGAGATAAAGCATTACTTGGATATGTTTGAATACTACAAAGGAAATCAATCTTTTCAAGGAAACAGATATAACAATATGTCTGCTAAACAAATTTTTGAGAACGACCCTTTTGCTTCTTTGTATAACATTGAAATAGATAAAAATGGTAATGTTGCGCCCAAAGACAATAACGTTAACAATGGGTATTTTACTAAGGAAAGCTTTAAGTTTAACAAAGATAAAAATATTTATGAGGCAGAAATGCCAGACTCCAATGTTAAGTTTATGATAAAAAGAAACTCTAAAAAAAATGGAGGGGAATTTTACATAGAAGTTGGTGGTGAAAAACAAATTTTAGGTAAAAACCTAACTGAAGCTACTAAATATTTAAATGATTTTATACTTCAAAGAGAAAAAGGCATCATAGACACTCAAGACCCTAGAGCTGGAATGTTTGAGCAAATAAGGTCTTTTAATAGGGAATCTGTAAACAAAGAACAGGCCTCACAGCATAAGAGTAAAAAAATATCTGTATTTAATGATATGGCTGGTAATATGCTAGGTAAGGATGGATACATGTTAAAGTTGTTTCCAGAGTTAAGGGTAGAAATAAAACCAGAAAGAAAAGAAGGCGCTTATGAATGGGGCGTGCAATCTATTGAAATAGAGCAAGCTATATCTAATTATAAAAATAGTATTAAAGAAATATTAATAAGAAATCCACACCTAGATGTAGTTACTTATCAACAAGGAGGGAAAACTTATATAGAATTAATGGCTAGAACTGAAAGTATTTCAAACGCACAAAGACTAGCTAAACAATATAATATTGGAAACATATTAAACTTAAAAGATGGTAAAGATATAAAGGTAGAAATCAATGGTCCAGATATAAATAATTCTAAAACAGAAAGCATATATGATAAAAAATCTAACATGTATGACTTTACTAAATCTGGATTAAGTGGTATAGATAAAAACAACTCATACTTTGGTAAAAGTATAATAGATAGAGTAACTGATGTTGCTGATATGACCTTTATACAAACGCAAAGAGCTGGGGCTATTAAAAATATAGATGGAATATTAACAAATTTAAGTAATTCTAAAACGGGTCTTAACCCAAATACTAGCAAAAAATTCTGGAGCACTCTGCAAAAAGAATTAAAGAACGAAGATAATCTATCAATGGTAGATGCGTATAATAAAACTATTGAGATACTAAGAGAGAAGGGTGTAAGTAAAAAGTTCTTAGACCAAATGGAATATGTAGGGGCTGAGAAAATGTTAAATTCAGTAACCCCATATCAAACTAGAATAGATTTTGACCCTAATTTATTAAGAACTGATGGAATGGTTTATGACTTAAATCAAATGTTTTCTTATAGAGAAGCTCCTCCAGGAAAAACAAACACTAAACAAAGTAATTTATTTGAGTTAGATATTAATGGAAATATTGTAAGAAAAGATAAACAAACAATATATGAGTCAATTAATGAGTCTCTAAATAATAGATATAACCTACGGCAAGCCGTCAAATTTCTTCCAGAAAAAATGTGGGAAATGATTGGAAAAAACTTTTGGACAAGGGACAAGGCTTTTAAAGATGCTTTTAAATATAATAACAGATGGTTTCAGGGCATGTATGATAAAGTGTATAAAGACAATCCACAGCTAGCGGCATATTTAAAAAACTTGGGTAATCAAACTATAATGTTTAAGGAAAACTCAGCAGGTTCTTCTGGTATAACAAAAATAGAAACATTTAAAATGAGACAAATGTTTGCTAAAATGACGGCACCAGAATTAAGGTTGTTTGAAAACATTATGTTTAATAGGCATGTTATAAGTATGGATAAAGCTAGAGATTCTAAGAAAGTAGACTTAGATAAAACTATAGCTCAAATAAACCTTCTTCTAAAATCTAACGCTATTCCTAGGCCTAAAGCTGAAATAGAGTCTTTAGTAGAAAAAGCAAAAGCAGAGGCGGAGAGCATGGGTATGGTTTTACAAGACCCATCTTTCATTTATTCAGGTAAAAAAGGTTATGGAGAATATAGTCTTTCTACAAAAGAAAATATATTAATAGAGAAATCTCAATTACTAGAGAATGGTAATATAGATGTACAACTACACACAAAAAACATTGATGGAAAGTTAATAACAGAAACTCCTTGGAGATTAAAACATGGTGATAAAGGAGAGATTGTTCAATTAGAACAGGCTTTAATTTTTATGGAGCAATCCAAAGAACTTCATAATGGAAAAACTAATGAAGGTAAAAGTGGTAATATAAATATTTTTGACAAATACAATACTCTAAGCTTTGATAAAGTGAATGCTAAAGTTGATAAATACTTTGAGCACTTTCAATATATTGCTAGAAAAATGTATGACTCAGGTATTATAAATAAAGATGCTTACGAAACAATGATTTCTAGAGAGTATTTACCTAGAGAATTTGTTGATTATGTATCTACATTAAAAAATGGAACAACTAGCGGTGGAAACGTAGAAAATATCTTTGAGCCCTTACAATCTTTAAAAGGTGGCTTTGACAACGGCCCTTTAAATATGGATGCTAAAAACATGGTGTTAAACAAAAACGCTGCTGTAAATACTATGATTTGGCAAAACAATGTAAGGAGAAGTATTGCTGATAATTTAATATATCAAGAAAAGCTTGCATCTAAATATGGAAAACCTAATGAGTATAAAGACTTTGGTTTTATGTTTGATAAGACAAAAAATCAAACCTTAGAAAGCAGAGCAAAAGAATTAGGTATAGACAAAGATTTAATAAAAGATTATATAGAGATAGAATATAGGATTAATGGAGAATCTAAAACATTTGCTTTACATAAAGATATGCATGGTAGTATGATTAAAAGTAATTTTTGGTCTAGGTTTCCAGCTGCTCAAAAACTAATTGAAATTGCATCAGGAAGTACGGCAACAAGAATGACTACTACTATTTTAGAATGGTCGTTTATGCCTGTTAACTTTATAAGAGACTCCCAAAATATATTATTTAACAGAAATATTTATTCTCCTCATATTCCTGAGGCAATTAGAAATTACACTGGAGACATTAATAATGTTGCTGGTGCGGCATTCTCATTTAATAAATCTGCAAATCCACTAATACAAAAATATTATCAAAGGGGAGGGGCTCTTGATTTTTTATCTTTAGAAGGTAGAAGAATAGGCACCGAAGAAAGCCCGTTTTTAAGTTATGGGTGGTATCAAAAAATGAAAAAAAATAATAGTTGGTTATTCGAGGCGGATAGAGTTCTTTCAAACGCCAATAAAAAAACATTTGATGCTTTGACTTACCTTGGTGAGTCTAGTGAGTTGTTAACGAGATTAGCTGTTTTTGAGAGACAAATTACAAATAGAACAAAAGAATTTGAGCAACAATACAAAAGAAAACCTAATGAAAAAGAATTAATTGAAATAGAACAATTTGCAGCCAACGATGCTAGAAACAATATTGACTTTAGTCAAGGTGGTACTATTACAAAATTCTTAGATTCTTTTATACCTTACACAAACGCAAGTGTTCAAGGTTTTAGAGTTTTCTCCAAAAACATGATTAAAAACCCTAAGCAAACTGCTTATAAATATGCTCAATTTGCATCTTATGTTGGAGGTTTACAAATGTATAATTGGCAAACTTATCCTGATGAAATGCAAAAATTATGGGAGGACCGACCTTATGAGTTTATGAACAACCATGTTTTCTTTTTACCATATAAGGATAAAGCTGGAAACCCAATGTATATAAAGTTAGCAAAAGAACATTCTCAATTAGGTATGTCTGCTATGATTGAAGGATATATAGCTGAGGCTTTCACAGGCACAAATTATGTTACTCAGGGAGATTATGGTGTTTTTGTAAGTGAAGAAAATAAAAACTTGTTACAAAAATCTATTCAATCTGGAACTCCATTTGGAGCAGGACTTGATGTATTAAATTTTGATATGTTTTATGATATACCTTTATTTAAAGGAATGAGGGGTTATCAAGATAATTGGGACTCCTTCAGACACAGAAGAATTTATTACAAAGACGAACAAGACCATAATGCAGATTTATCAATAGAGTATAACCAACCTGGTTCTTATAATGCCACAAATCCTATGTTTAAAGATTTAGCAACTGGCCTAGAGATGATTACTGGAAGTGATATATCCCCATCAAGATTACAATATATGCTAGAAGCTTTTGGTGTTAAGGGTTCTATATTTGAGGGGGGGATGTTTGGTTACAATGAGTTTTTTGACCAACCAAACGCCAACGAACTCAAATATACTGTAGACGGAATGATTGAAATGGGATTACTGGACGCTCTTGGTCAAAAATCTTATAATAAGATTATTGGTAGCGTTGATATGAATGCAGAGTCAAGCGAAATAACACTGGATTGGCAAAGACAACTACAGGAGAGTGAGAAGCTTAATAATACTGTTAGAGAATTAGAAAATAAAAACATTAGATACCTTACAAATGAATATTTAAATATTTACAAGAAAAAAGGTAAGCCTGGTTTTAAAGATGACCCAAGGACTTTAGATGTGGATGAGTTTGAAGAAATTTTAAAAGAAAAGAGATTGCAACTAGAGAATTATTTTCTCAGTAGGTATAAAGAGGTTGATGGCATAACCATTGAACAGTTGACAAAAAACATGGACCGTATTATAAATAACTGTCAAGAAGAAGCTATGTTAATCTCTTCTGGAGTTACTTATGACATAAGAGATATAAGAGATATAAAAAACTTTGACCCTGAGCAAGCTGCGGAAAAATTCTACGCCTTAATGAACTCAGTTAGCCCACTTAGGCAAGAAGAGTTAATGAGACAAGCTACTATTTGTAATTTATTCACTGGTAAAAAAGGTTCAAAAACATTTGAAAAAACTTTTTATTCACTAAACGAATACGGGTGGGAAGCTTATAGAAAAGATTTAACCGAACAAGAAAGATATGTTCTAGATGTTCAAGCTGCTATTTTAAAAGATAGAAAATATGAGGAAATGTGGCTACAAGGACTGGTCTCTGTTCAGGGGGGTATTAGTTTAAATAAAGTTCAGCTTATAGCGCCTTGGCATGAACTGGCAGAAGAGAGTATGGATGAAAATGGTAATATAGACAAAGAAAGATTAATGGAAATAGCCAAACAATATATTGAGTTGGAGTTTGGAAATGAATAAAAAACGTTATATTTGTAAAATGAGAAATTTAATAACTATATTTTTATTGTTCTTTTTTGTGTCTGAAGCGCAAATAAAAGACTTTTTTAAGTATTCCACTGTGTATACGTCTTCGTCAATGAGCACACCTTTCTCTGAAAGAGAAGATTACATAGCGATTGATAAAGGTTATGAAAATGTTACACAGATTCATCCTTATGATTATAATATAACTTTCGGAATACGAAAAATAGCAAGATTTGATTATGAATACAAAGTTAAAACATGGTATTACGGCACTGAAAAAGCCGTTGCAGATAACGTTACTATTGGTAATGCTAATGGTTGGGAGTATCTACTTAATTATTCGTTTATACGTAATCGTGGCAATAGCTTTACTGAGCAAAATTTCTGGCTTAGATACTTGGGAACTAAAAGTGTAACTAAACTACAGTACACAGATAACCAAAGAGTAGATTTAAGGTACAGTTCCTTTGACACTAGATACAGAATTAATAAAGGTAATTGGGATTTTACAGCTGGTGTTTGTTTTAGAGTACACAACCCTTATGGTATTAATCCTATAGAAGATTTCTGGACTCCAGGTGAATCAACTTTTAATCAATTAGCTGGTGACTTTGGGTATTCTACTCAGTATGTAAACGGTAGATGGCACTGGTTTAATAGTGATAGTGAATTGATAGCAACATCTAATGATGAGTTTTTTAAACATTATTTTGGTGATGCTGTAGCTAGCTTTAATGAAAGAGAATTAGAAAAACTAGGCTTACAAAAAGAATTAAGCGCTGTTTTTGGCGTTGCTTATTATAAATATCAAAACAACTTTTGGTTACATGTTTGGGGTAATATACTACCTCTTCATTATGGTTTAGATGAATATTCTTACGAATACGGCCAAGATGATTTTGATTTATTTGAATGGGATGCTGGTATAGTTTTAGGTGTAAGACTTAATAAACACTTAGGTTTGTTTGTTGAGGGAACTCACATGAAATACTGGATGAAGCCTGTTTTTGATGTTAAGTTTGGGTTTAATTATTTAATATTTTAGCGTATGAAAAAGTTACTACTATTATTTGTTTTTATAAGTTCATTTGTTTTTAGTCAAGAGTATGACTACCAGCAATTATGTTTAGATTGTGCTGAAGCCAATGGTTATTATTGTGGTGACGACCCTTCTAATTGGACGCAATATGCACCACTTGGATGTGTACAAACTTCATGGCTAAATGATGGATGGGTCGATTGTATTGATGAGGGCGATGAAAATGGTGCGGTACCAACATCACCTATGGATTGTGTGCCCCCTCCTCCAGACTGTGATACAGTTTATGTAGATGTTATAGAATATATATTTGAAACAGATACTGTAGAAATAGAAGTTCCTTTTTATATATACGAAACTATATTCCAAATAGATACTGTATACAACACAGAATATATTACACAAATAGTTGTAGACACTGTACAGATAGAAACATTTATTCCTGAGTTTATATATATAACTGACACAGTATATGTGTATGAAGATGTGCTTGACACATTGTTTGTAGATGTTATTGAGTATGTAGATGTAATTGTATTTGACACAATAGTAGAAGTTGAATACGTAGAGTTTTTTACTACAGATACAATAGTAGAATATATTGATGTTGTAATAACAGAATATTTAGATTGTGACACGGGACTTCCTTGCTCATCTAATATTCCTGAAATTATAGAGCAATCTAAAAAAGATAATAAGTTTTATAACTTGTTAGGGCAAGCCATCAAAGAGCCTAATGGTATTTACATTGAAGATGGTAAGGTTAAGTATAAATTAAAATAATTATTTATGAAAATTTTTAAAGATGATAATAATTGGAACGAAAAATCTATTATAGGTTTTATAGCGTTTCTTATCATGGTTATTGTAATGATAATCGACTTAGTAACTGGGGCAGTAGGATATGACTTAGTTATTAATAAATTTGTGTATGACTCATTTGTTTGGGTTGTGCTAGGTTGCTTTGGTATAAGCGGAGTAGAAAAATTTGCAAAGAAAAAATAAAATGGCAAAAGAATTATCAGAGGATAGTAAATTTAACATAAGTATTAAAACCCTTGCTTGGATTGTGGCAGGAGTAGCTACAGTAATAGCGGGTTATTATGGGGTTCTTAGTAATATAAATAGTAAATTCATGGAATTAGAACAAAAGGTTGAGGAAGCTTTAGAAAAACCTAAACCAGGAACAGGAACTTATACTATAGATATGGGAGACCCAGCCGCATCACAAACGTGGCCACCTACAAGAATGGAGTTCAACATGAAAGATGAAATGGCTAGACAGAAAATTGACAACATTATAAAAGAGCTAGATGAACTTAAAGAAGAACTTAAAGAATTAAAAAAATGACAAGAAGAATTAATATTACAAGCTTTGTTTATATATTAATAATGATATTGATATTTGCTTGTGGCACCACCTTCGGTCAAGAGTTTGTATCCTCTGATAATTTTAAAAATAAAATAGCTAAAGATATTGTTGTCGTAGAATTTTGGGCTGGATGGAACGCTCAGAATGAATTTAAAGAATTAACAAAATTAAATGATTGTATGGTTTATAGAATAGATATATCAAAACACATGGATATTCAAATGAAGTATGATGTGTCTGCTATACCTACAGTTATTGTATTTGATAACGGAATAGAAAAAGAAAAGTTTGGAGCCACTGTTATGTTTCAGCTAGATGCTGACAAAAAAACTGTACAGAACTCCATTGATACATTATTACTAAATAAATTTAACTAGATATGAATTGGATAAACTCTTGGAAAAAAGGAAATAAAAAAAACAAACTTGATATTAAATTAAGATTTGGAATGTTAACAATATTTGAATTACATCTTTGTTTTGAAATGTGTGAGAAATCATGTCAATGCAAAAAAATGAGATTTATGATATTAAATTTTGGATTTGAGATATGAAAATAAAAAAAAGAATAAAGCCAGAAACTAAGGTAAACAAATACAACATGGGAGGAATGCCTCAAGGAGCACCGCCACCTGGAATGCCAGGAATGGGAGGAGGTGGAGCGCCACAAAACATGCCACCAGAATTAATGGCCGCTCTAATGGGTGGAGGAAAAGGTGAACCAGAGCCAGGCGAAGGTGGCTCTATGGATGATGTAGCTGAAGAAGGAGCATCGAAAGAAAAAAACGCAAAGTTTAAAAAAGCTATTAATTTTGTTGAAGCCTCTGGTAATATGGATTATTCTTTAGGTAATAAAGCTGGCTCATCGGCAGTAGGCCCTTATCAAATAATGTTTTCCGTACACAAAGATGAGTTAAAGAAAATGTTTGGTATAAATAGCCGTGAAGAATTTATGGGTAATGAAGAGGCTCAAGAGGGTTATATGGATTATCTTGTAAATGAAGCTTATCCTAGACAAATAAACGCTATTAAAAAATATTACGGTCCTGGAGGAACTAAATTAAAAGACAACCAAATGGATATGGGTGTTATAGGAGATTTAACTGACGAAGATTTAATGGCTTTAGAACACTTTTTAGGGCACCGTGATTTAATGAATTATTTTGCTCACATTAGAGAAGGAAAGAAAAAAGATTTTAAAGTAAAAGGTAAAAACCTTTCTGTTGATGAATACTTAAAAAGATTTAATTCTTCTCTTAAGTCAACAAAAGAAAGGCCAGCTACTGAAGAGGCAGGACCAACAGGAATGGGGCCAGGTGGACCTCCTATGGGGCCAGGTGGACCAGGTGGACCAGGCGGACCTCCAATGCAATTTATGGGTGGTGGTCAGGAATTACCTCCAGGCTTGTCTGTTTAATAAATTTTTAGTATATTTGATAAAATTATAATAATATGGCAACAGTAACAGCGGCATTAACATTAACAAGTACAACAGCTACTACAGATGATTTAAAACTATCTGTATCAAGTAATTTAACTACAGTGGAACCTTCGGTTGGTATATCAAGAATATCTCTAGTTGGAGACGCAGCTGCTACAACTATATTTGAGAATAACACAACAACAACGTATGTATATTTAAAGAACATGGACAGTACAAATCACATAAAGTGGTTTAATGATACTGATGATGGGGTTGGGATTTTGTGGCCAGGTGAATTTGCTTTCTTCGCTGTAATAGATGCAGAGGGTTTAAAAGTACAGGCCAATACGGGTAATTGTATCTTAGAATACGCATATTGGACTAAAGGATAATTAAAATGAAATTAGAAGTAATTAGATTTTCAAGTGAGGCCGATAGTACATCGGGCCTATTATTTGATGTAACAAACGGAAGAAAATTCCTAGCTTATACACTAGAAGATGAATACAGAGACAGCGAAAATGCGAAAGTTATGGCAGAGACTAGAATACCTGCTGGCACCTATCAAGTTATTCTTAGAACGATTGGTAGAATACATACTAATTATACTAAGCGTTTTGCTGATATTCATAAAGGTACTCTTCATGTTATCAACGTTCCTAACTTTAAGTATATCCTTATTCATTGTGGTAATACTGATGAACACACGGCTGGGTGTTTACTTGTGGGGGACACACAAAAAAACAACCAAATAGATAAGAACGGATTTATAGGTAGCTCTACAAAAGCTTACTCTAGAATATATCCTCCTATTGCTGAGGCGTTGGAATGTGGAGAAGAAGTTACAATTACTTACGTAGACTTTGACGATATAAAAAAATAAAACATGGCAAGAACATTAACATCATCTACGCTTAGGGTAACAATAGAAGAGGACTTAACTCTTAATGGTGTTCAGCAAGGAACAAAAAACACTTTAACTATACCTTCTATAACGGAGGTTTCTAAAAGAATTATTAATGTTCCAGCTAGTGAGGTGATAGTGGTATCTATGGATACAGCTGTTGCTGCTGGTACTTTTTCTGAAACTGATGTTAGATATATAAGAATAACTAATTTAGATAATGAAAACTTTGTATCATTGTTATTTAAAAATGAAAACAATGATGAGTTTGCTGTTAAATTAGATTACGGACAATCCTTTATTTACAATGCTGACCTAGTAGGTGGGGTTGTGGATACAATGGATGCTGTAGACAACGCAGGATTAACCCCAGGTACGTTTGGAGACCTAGTAAACATTACAGCTACAGCCAACACAGCTGCTGTAGATTTAGAAGTTTTTGTAGCTTCTGCATAAAACCCCTTGTATTATAAAATATTATTTGTATATTGAACTGTGTTTTTCATAGTTTTGATTAGTGAGTCAGACGCTCTGTTTGGCTCACTTTTTTTTACTTCTGTTCGTTAGGAACAAAGACTCCTTTCTCTAGGTTTATAAAACCATCTCCATACTTTTGATTTAGTTTACCTGCAATCTTTTGCTCTTTACTTACATTACCTTTGTATTTTGCTTTCATATCTGATTCTATTTTATCTAGCTCAGACATTCTCTGCTCAAGGTTTATTCTTTCTAATTTAATTTTACCGAAATCAAACATCATCTTACTGTTCTCTTCTCTATTTTCTTTAATTTGTTTAATTTCTTTTTCGTCTATTTTAATTTCTTTTGTTTCCATTTTATTTACTTTTATTATTAGATTTTAATTTTTCGATTGACCTTCCTCCAAAATAAGAACCCACTATTGTTATCAAAACTAATTGTAACAAATCCGTCCATTTTTCTTCGACATGAAACTCTATAGTTCCAGCGTCTATAAATATTAACAACATGGTGCAAACTAACATAAATATAAGAGTCATGGGCCTCACATTTTTACTCAACCAGCTATCTGATTTCATGTCTGCGGTCCACCTATCTGTTACATTCTTTTGCAAGTCTGCCTCTGAATCTAGAAGCATCTTTTTTAATTGGTTTTTTAAAACCATTTTTTCTTCCTTAGTTGTAACTACCTGGTCTATTATATTTCCTGCGTCACCAACTATTTTATTTAGTAGTCCTTTTAGCATAACCAAATTTATTTTTAATTAATTGTACAGTTACTAAAACTTGTTTTTTAGTTCCTGGCATATAAAGGTCGTAATTTAAATCATTCTTTACAAGATAGTTTTTAAATAACTTCCAGCGCAAGTTAAACGCCTCTGTTCTTAGACCCTTACATTCTATTATCCAACCATCCTCTGTGTTAGTAAAGTCTGGTAAATAGGTCGCTTGAGATATTTTATTACTAACCTTTACAAAGCTGTTTTTACCCTTTCTTTTTTTCTTCTCATGACAATCAGATTTGTACGTAAAAGAATCGATAACTATAAATCTATCTTTCTCGTAACTAAAAGGGATTGAATTTAATTTAAGTTGGTTGTAAGTAAATAACTCAAGCTTTGACCTAAACTTTAACGAACCTTTACTAACTTTGGTTGCGTTTCTTACTTTTTTGTTTATTGTTTTCTTCAAAATTTATTTTTTTAACATTTCTATATTCTACTGATTTTCTATACCAATGACTCTCTTTATCTAAATCATAGAACAAAATTATACCCTGAAAGTCATCCGACCAAACGGCTCTGTTTCTATTGTGTAATAGATATGAATGGTGTTCCTGTTCTATTCCTATATATATCCAGGGATAATATTGACCTATTAATTCATCATTAAATATTCTTATACCATTTTCACTTACGGTTATATAAAAATACTCTCCCTCATTGTAACTTTCGTGTTCAACAGTACCTTCCCATATATCACAGTATATAACTTCTTCTGAGTAATAAGTTCCTTCTTCAATTTGTCCGTATAGCTGAATCGACAGCAATAAGGATAATAAAAATAATTGTTTCATAATATTTAATTTAAGTTAATAATCGTATTTAGCTGGGTGGTGTTTCGCATTAAACATATCTATATGAAAATGTTTTTTAAATTTTTCTCTAGGTATTAAAACCATCTCACTTTGGTTGTCATCTCCCCCCATAACTACTTTTAAGTTTTTTATTTCTGATTTTATTAAATCTTTTAATTCTTTTATCTTTATCATCCATACATTATCTTCATTGAAGTATGGGAAATAATACATCAACACATCAGATTCACTTGCTGATATACCACTTGGCCTTCCTTTATATCTTATTTCTATAGCTAAGTTACCTGTGTCAGATTTTTCATCTTTACATAAGAAATCAGATTTTATCTCAAAGAAAGTCATCATGCCAGTTTTGGGACTTATACTTTTTATATCCCATTTAGCGTCATTATTAAAATGTAGAGTTTTAAAACCCTTATCGCTAAGATATACGGCCATATCATATTCTCCCCATTGTCCTTTTATTAAATCCTTTTTAAATTTTTCTTTTTTATCCATAATGTACTGAGTGTGTATTACTAAAGTTATCAAGAGGGCATATATTCATTTCATCCAAAAACCTGCCTGACCTCCTATCGTATTTAAGCATACCCTCACCAGGTACACCAACAAGCTTTTGAAACTTAACTTTTTGAACATTAAATCTAACTGATGTGTCGTATATATCCATGGGATTAACTCTGTGAACACACACAACGTTATCAGCCTTATTAAACCAGTTCTGACTACCACTTATATCATAAGCTGTAGGCATCTTATAATGAGCCCCAGACTCATCTCTATCCATTTTTCTAGGGTGAGCTATGACTATAAACTTTAAGTCATTCATTTGCTCAAACCTTCTTATAGTTGTTAGACATTCTCCTATGTAAGTTGTTTCATCTCTTCCCTGAAACTTATGGTCCAGTTGATTAAACGGGTCCAATAAACATCCTTTTATACCATGCCTCATGACTAGATGCTTGAACTTTGAGATGATATTCTCTAGAGTAAAATCATCCTCTGGGTATATTGCGTAGAAGTGTTCATGCAAAAACTCTATTGCCTTTTCGTATTCATGTATTGTCATTCTTCCATTTTTCTCTATATCAGAAGTATTACCTATAAGCATTTCTGCTAGGGTGTCGAACAAGTCGCCAATAGGATAATTTTCTGGAGAAAAAACTCCCCATTTCCACCCGTACATGAGTGAAGAATTTAACATGATTTGAAAGGCCATCATTGTTTTACCACTTCCTGGTACGCCAGTCCAAACATCTAGTTCAGAGGTCCTTAATTTATAATGATTATCTAAACATTTATAACCTGTAGTTATTCCTTTTTTCTTTCCTCTGTTGAAAACGTCAATCATATATTCCCTCTCTGAATTAACAGTAAACACTCCCTCTACTGGATATGGCTCAGACATTTCTATATACTTTAACATTTCTTCTCTTCCGTAATTAAGAAGCATATCATTAGCATCTTTTATTTCATCAGGAAACCTTACAATATAACAACGTTCACGTCCTAGTCTTCTACTAAGCTCTTCTAACAATATCCTACCATTAGTATCGTTATCCACGCATATATATATTCTTTCTCTCTCTTTAAAATATTCCCAACAATTATCTATATATGAGAATTTATTATTAAAGTTTTTTGTACCTGGGTTTGGCGCTCCATCAGGAACAGATACACAATTTTTTATACCTATCTCCTCTAGTGATAACTTATCCATTTCACCCTCAACAATAAAAACATCATCATTGTTATTTATATCATCTAAACCATAAAATATCTTTTCTGCTCCCTTATGTTGTTTAAAGTTCTTCTCTCCGTCTCTGTATTTTATATTTATTAATTCTTTATCTCTATAATAGTTAAAACAAATTACATTTCTTTTTGTTTCTACTTGAGGCATGTATTCAATGCTCTGTGTTATTTTATTTCTATTTATAACCCCCTGAGAAATACCTCTTGTCCTAAACCAGTTTACAGTATTTTGTGATAGTGACGTACTGTTGATGGGCTTTGGTCTTTCGTAAATAATTTCTTTCTTTTTCATTGTTTTGTGTGAATCTAAAATACCTGAATCGCCACAATGATGACACAAGTAGGTGCCCGTGTACGTGTTTACAGCTAAGCATTTTTCTTTTTTCTTAGTTCTGTCATGGGAACAGACATGGCAAACCATTCTTACCTCCCCCTCTGCTTTATTTACTGTTATTTTATCGTTTTGTGTGCTCATTAGAATAAATTATCTATATCAAAGTTTTGTTTTTTTACACTTTCTGTTGCGCTCATGTCATCATTCCAGTGCTCTCCATTCAACCAAGTTAAAGGGTTTTTTCTGTATCTAACGTTTGGTGTTTTCTTTACGTATTCTACAACAACCTCATTTATCTTTATCATGGTGTCTATATTCAATCTAAAGAATTTTTGTTTACATTTTTGCATACCAACTTTTTTGTCGTAAGTATCCCAAAACTTATTAAACAATTTCTCTACCTCCTCTCCCTCTTGTTTTGTTTTTATTTTTGTGTTTTTTGTAAGGTCTTTAGCCTTAAAATGTTTTAATATATTTTCATATATAAAAAGTATCTCTGTGTCTTTATAGAATACCTCTATAGGTTTCTCGCTATACTTAACTCGTATTACTATTTTAGACTCTTCTAACTCACAACTATATATTGAGTTACTGTCTATTATTATGTCTTCTTTTAGTTTTAAATACATAGTCTAAAAAAAAGGGGGCTCTCATTACACTTCGTGTTATCCCCCAGTGCAAACCTCTGAGAATAGCTTAATCTACTTACGAGGAGCACCCCCTTAATTATTTTTCATCAATTAAAATGGTAAGTCGCTTTCTTCTTTTTTAGCCTTTGATGAATCTGGCTTATAATCATTAATCTTAACGTAATGAGTCTTACCGTACTCGTTTGCACCATCTTTATTAGCGCACATTGTTAGATTAACATACTTAGCTCCATTAAAATCATAAACATGTTCTTTAATTTTTGCTAGGTTTAGTGTGAAGTGAACGACTGAACCTCCGTCTTCAAACTTGTGCTCCTTTCCATTACCGCAGTAAACTGGAGCGTCTTTTGTTTTTGTTTCCATAAGAATTTTTATTATTTAGTTAAACATTTTTGTAAATTAACTACCTTTTTTTCTAAGGCAGTTATCCTTTTAATAATGTCTTGCATTAAGTCACCTTCTACTGAGCCTTCTAGCTCACTTATAGCTCCGTTATACACAGACACATATCTTTTATCAAACCCCATATCTATTTCGTGCATTTTAATAGCATGTAAAACAGATGCGTGGCTTTTATAACCAACCATTTGTGCTATTTCATGTAACGTATGAGAATCATTTCCATTTAGTATTGCGCAAACCATATTTCTAGCTTGTACATTCTTTTTCTTTCTTCCTGAGTTCATACCTATTTTGTTTTTATGTATCATCATGTGTTTACATACATGAGAACACAACTCCTTAAAATAGCCCTCTGACCTTAACTCTCTTTTATCTGAATAACTTTTCAAACGCATAATCATTATCTACTTTTAATAGTTCTGCAATCTCTCTAGCTTTCTTTACAGAAAACAAATCTGGTTGCTTTAAATATTTTCTAACTGTTGGTTTTGATATACCAATTTCACTTGATAATTTATTTCTGCTGATGTTTTTTTCAGCCATTTCTTTTATTAATTTATTCATTGTTTTTTATTTTATTTAGTTTATAATAGTCCTTGATGTATGTGTTCGTAAGGGTCTTTAACTTTATCAACAAAGTATTGTTTATAATCTGATAAAAGTTTACCATATTTTTCTCTACCTTCTTCAATAAACTCTGCGCTACATTCGTATATACCTATGTTATAAGGAGCAACTTTTTCTATGACTATAAAAACAAATCTCTCCGCACCAAATCCATCTCCGTAAAAAGCCGCTTGTCTATCGTACCCATACTTATATGCACTACCTTTAAAAGCATAGAAACTAGAGTCTTGTGTGGTTTTTATATCAACAATAGTTTTATCTTTTTCTCTCCAATAATCTGCTTTACATTTACACAAAATACCCTGTTCTTTATCTTTCCAAACTTGCACCTGTTCGCTTTTACCATTAGATAAATAATCCATGCACTCATGCGAAGAGAATAATCTGTTTCTCATTCCTATTAATGAATAGTAAGCTTTTGGCTCTAGAATTATATTATCCTGATTCTGCATTTTAAACATAGCAATCTCCTCTCTTCCCGCTTTTGTCCTTTTATTTATACCCTCAGGCTCACAAATAACCCTTTCTTTAAACTTATCTACCTCTAGCATACACATGTGGAAGGCTCTACCAAATTCTAAAGCTTTTGTTTCAGGCCTTAAATCAGGGTTTTCTTTGTAGTGTTCGTATACAGCAGGTCCCTTTTTTATGAGTCCTAATTGAGAATTAGTTACAAAATCAAAGTCACCGTAGTAAGCCTCATCTGACTTAAACTTGTCGATGAAGTGTTGTGTTTCCTTTTTGTTTTTCATATTATCCTAGCTTTTCTAGTAATGTTTTTCTTTGCGCATCTGTCATATCGTATTTACCCATGTGTTCTCTAACTAGGTTACTATTACCCTGCTCTATAGATTCTAACATAGAATTAAATACTTTTGAGGTTGCTTTTTTCTTCGCAGGTTTTACAGGTATAGGTGATATTGAATTTGTTTTTGCTATAGCCATACTAACCTCTTCTGCTGATGCAACTGACTTTTTAATACCTATACCAAAATTAGCCAATGCTCTACCCCAAGCTGATGTTTCACAGTTTTCTACAAAAGATGTTTTGTTAATATAACTTGAGTCTTTTGTTTCATGAGCAATCCCAGTAGCTATAACAAAGCCATTCTCATCTGTAATGGTTGCTTTTATAACACAAGCCCCATCGTCATAATGAATTAAATCTGTTGATAGTGAGTGGCCGTTGAAGTTAGACCTGAAGTATCTAAGTCGCTCATTAACTTCGACATAGTCCTTCCCTTTGATTTTAATTGTTTTTAAGTTTTCCATAATTTTAATTTAATTTAATTTTAATCTAATATACAACTTTTTTTGATATAAAAAAAATTATCCTGTGTTTTTTTTCTTAATTTTATCCCAATTAACTATTATTCTATCTAGCACTGCGCACTTCTCATAGTCTTCTTCCTCTGCAAAGTGATTAATTAATTCGTCTACCATTCTTAAAAAACTTTTTTCTTGCTTGATTATTTTTTTAGGTAATTTCTCTACGTTTTCTAATATATAATCAAACAGTTCGTTTTCCTCTTTTATCAAATACACGTTGCTTTCTGTGTCTGATAATCTTTCTAATACAAGCATAAACATTACTGCTCTTAACTCTTTTAATATAGTTTTCAATCTCTTCGCCATCTAATTTTGGTATTTTATAATCAATAACATTAATAAGGTTCTTTCTTATTGTGTTTTTTTTAGCGCCCATTGTTTTTGTTTTAGAAAATTTTTCAATAACATCATCATCTATTAATGATTTTATTTTTCTTATTAATTTTCTTTCATTTACATAATCTTTACATGGGTTTCTTTTAGATACAGAACCTCTTTCGCTACCATACAAGTTACGAAAATTAGCCGACATACTATTAAATTGTGTTTCCATTTTTTTATTTTTTATTAATTTCTTTAAATACATTTGTGAAAAAAGCTTTCAGAAATATAAATAACAATACGGCCCAAATTCCAACTGGAGTCCATATATGCCTTACTATATATCTTATCTCATCCATTATTCTTCTTTTTTTATTATGTGAGAAACGTAACTATATGCCTGACTTTCTGTTTCAAACAATTTAATATGAGGATTTTTTCTGTAAACTTCTTCACTTATATTATCCCAAACACTTTCTTGCACATCATATCTATCCCCACTTCTTATTACTGTATAATATGTATCACCCTCTTTAAATGGGTATACAATATGGTCTCTTATTTCTGACAAAAAGTGTTCAAATAATCTTGTTGCATCTGATAAAACTTCTTTTTTATATTTTCTTCCATAAAATTCATCAATAGTATCCTCCCATATAGCATCTTTACCATATATTTCTATTAATTTGTTGTTTGCTAGTCTTCTTGCTAGTGCTTTTGTTTTAATTTTTACTTTCATTTTATTTATTTTTAATTATTATTCTTCTTCGTAATATATATCGCAGTGTTCACCACACTCTGTGCAAATAGGCACGTCTGAGTTTGTTGGTGCGCTACAACAGTCGCTCACACAATCTAAAAGTTCTCTGTATTTATCCATTATAAATGCCCTCCATATTTTTCTCCCTCTATATCGTACCTCGTTTCGCTTTCTGATTCCCTTTCGTTAAAGTTAGATTTGTGATAATTATTTGCGTCATAATCTAGCCCAAACCCAAAGTGATAGTGTGATTCGTGTAATCGTTGGTCTAAATCATCTACATATAAATTCTCATTTTCAAATAACCACTCTGCTACATCTTCTTGTTTGATGTGTTTAGGTATAGGTATAGTTACCTCTGCGTATTTATGATATACACTTCTATTTGATATTGTTACTAATCTTTCTTTTTCTAGTTCATTCTCATTTGGTTGAGAATTTGCATAGTCTAAATCATTTCTTGTTTCCATAATTTTATTTTTTATACTTAATTAATTCATTTAATCTTTCCATTAGTTCATCATTTTGTAGATTTGCTAATTCTGTTATATTATTTCTACCCATACAATTAATCTTTTGTATTTGGTTTATTACTCTTTCTCTATCCATAATTTTATTTATTTAAGTATTTATCTATTAATTCTTCTTTTGTTGGGTATGTATCATTATCTTTCAAAACATAATCATAACCATACCATAGTAAATAGTTTCTTATTAAGCATCTTTTCATACTATCGCTATTATCATCTTCCATTTCATCTTCACAACCAACTGTTGTTTCCATAAACCCCTCATCAAATACAGAATTATAAAACCACTTACTACAAAAATCAGTTAGTATTTCTTTTATTCTCTTTTGTGTTAATTTTTCCATAATTTTATTTGTTTAAAGTTTATATTATTTCGTATGCTTTGGAGTAACATTTATTTCTGCCCAAGTCACCCCAATAAAAACCTTCTTCATCATTTGAGTCATATAACCCATTGTCTTCTCCTATCTGTATTGCTAACTCTATTATATCCTCATTGTCATAATCTCCGTCACTATTTGGTTTAATATTTTTTGCTATAATTTTAGCATAATCTGATATTGTTAATTCTTTTTCCATAATTTTATAATTTATTTATTAATTTTTCTAATTTTTCTAAATCACCTACCATTATTATACTATCGTTGGTAGATAATTTTCTGTGTTTAAAAAGAGATACTAATTCTTTTAATTCTTTAATTGTTTCCATAATTTTATTCGTTTATTATTTTTAAATTATTTTCTTTTATAACTCTGAATCTTTCTTCATCTGTTTCAAACCATTCTACATCTATAATATCTCCACACCAATTATCCTCATCAAAATCATCTATAAGATAAAGTCCATATATAAGTCCATTATTATTATCTTCTTTTGGGTACTTGCAATCTTGCCTTACTTGTTCCCACATTACTATTTCTGCTAATTGTTGTTCCATAATTTTATTTTTTAGATTTGTTATACATTAATTCACAACATTTTTTAAAGTATTCTTTTTCTTGTTTGGTCATGAATACCCATTCAAATTCTTTTGATTTGTTGCCGATATTCCACATTTTTTTTAAATCGTTTAGTGTTTTTTCTGTTTTTTCCATAATTTTTAAGGTTTTTGTTTATAAATAGTTTCGTTTTTGTTTGCTATATTGCTTTTTTCTGCTATATAGTAATTCCAGTATGCAGTTATACTACATTTATTTTTATATTTGTCGGGCATAGCTTGGGGTGGTTGTGTAAATTCTGTTCTAGGCATATTAGTTGGTAACTTCCATAGATGTTTACACTTTGTAATAGATAGAT